GTTCAAGTCCGCCGCAGTGATGTTTGCCAAGGCGCGCGATGCCTTCATGGCGGAAGGCTTTACGCAGGCGGAAGCCGTGACACTGATTGCAACCGTGCGCACTAACACTGGCAAGTGACCATTGCGGAATAACACCTGAGTTAAGCCGCGCCACGCGAGTTCCGCAACCGCAGCAAGGCCCAGAAACGCCGGTGGCGAAAGGCCAAGCCGAACAAACGGAGAAAGGAAAATGATTGAGCCCCTCTCATCGCTCTGGAATTACTTGGCCGATCGCTTCTGGGCATGGCTACAGTTCCCTTGGACCTACGAACATTCCCGCGAACATTCCCGCGAACATACGTACAAGCGTACGTGTACGCGCTGCGGGTCAACACAAGAACTTGTGTTCGCGTTCAACGGTAAACCCAACCTGTGGATTGCAATTGAGCCGTTCAATTACAACTGCCCATTCCATTGACGCAGCCTTGCTTGTTGGCGTCTTGCCAGACGCGCAAAATGGTCGTCCGCGTCACTTACCACCCAGGGGCTACACCACATGCACGTCGTTTTTCTCGGTAGTCCGTTGCCACTGACCAAGACGTTTTCTGCCGAAGCCAACGGCACAATCATCACCGCCCCTTACCCCCAGGTCAGCAAAGTCACCAGCTATCACGAGTCAGTCAACTCGCTGGATGACATGTTGGGCCAGTTGAAAGCTCATGCCGCTCTCGGTCACTGCCTCTATGGAGGTCAGCTTCAACGCCCTCTCGTCCACGAATCCCGCGCCGGCTTGGCCCTCAAGCAAGCTCGAGACTGGATCGTGTTCGACTTCGACAAAGTCGAAGGCGCTAGCGCCGAGGACGTAGTCAAACGCTACTTGCCCGCTGCGTGCCAGAACGTGTCGTTCATCGCCCAGCTCTCACCATCAATGTTCAAACCCGACACGACCAGTTGGTCAGGCCACATCTTCATGCTGCTGAAAAAACCTACCGACGAGCTGGAAGTAAAAAAGTGGTTTGAGCACATCAACTTCACTACGCCCGCGCTAGAGAAACAGATGCACTTGAGTGACTCCGGACACGCGCTGCACTGGCCACTCGATCGTGTCGTGGCCTACACCGCGCGCATCATCTACATCGCCGCACCCAAGTGCCATGGGTTCCGCCCAAACATCGCCGAGCCGATCAAACTGATTAAGCGAAAGCTCTCACACCTGACCATCCCGCCCTTCGAGGCCGTCACACATGACCAGATCAAGGGGAAAATCAATGCGCTTCGTGCCACTATCGGGCTCGACCCGTTGGTATACGAACTGGTCAACCTCAGTGGAGAAGACGTTCTTAAAAACGCAAGCGTGTGTGAAGTTCATGGCATACGAACAAGTGGCGACCATTTCCTACGCTTCAATCTCAATGGCGGTGACAGCTACGCCTATTTTATCGATCTCCGAAATCCCTCTCTCGTTCGTAATTTTAAAGGAGAGCCAAGTCTTAGAACCGAAGACGTAGCGCCTGAGTTGTACAAGTCCCTCCGTAAGCATGCACCGCGTGTTGTCGCTAAGCAGCCCCTCGACGAAGGTACTGAAGTCCTGGCGTTTTATGCTACGAATCAAGGCTCGCCAGTCAAAATCGGCACCTACTCGCCCTTGGCTCGAAAACTCACGCTGCACACAGCCAGCGAGACATCGGCCAAGGCTTGGCAGCTAGAGTACGGGATACCCCCAAAGCCGTTGCTGCCGCACCTCGATATCGTCTTCAACCCAAAGATTGACACGCAGTATGTACCGGGTAGTACCTCCATCAACAGTTTCAGGGCGACAGATTTCATGGTCAAAGAACGCGGAAGCATGCCGAGTACGTTGAAGGACATTCCTCACGCCATCAACAAGACGATCACCTCAATGCTCGGCGACCCGACCCATGAGGTGTACACCCACTTCATCAATTGGTTGGCTTTCATTTTCCAATACCGCGAGAAGACCCAGACCGCCTGGGTCATCCATGGCACAACTGGCACCGGCAAAGGTGTCTTCATGCGCGAGATCCTGACGCCACTGTTCGGCGTCGAGCACGTCAAGACCGTGCAGTTCGGCCTGGTCATGACGAACTTCAACGCCTTCCTCGACGGCGCCCTGTTCGTCATCTTCGAAGAGGCCGACACCCGGTCAGTGAGCAACAGCGCCGAGCTGACGTCCAAGCTCAAGCACTGGATCACTGACTCGCCAATCGAGATCAATCAGAAGAACACACGCACCTACGCTGCAGACAGCTACTGCAACATAATTCTCTTCGCTAACGAGCGCACGCCGACGATCGTCACCAGCGACGATCGTCGATACAACATCGCCGAGCGACAGGACAAGCAGCTCATCTACACGCCCAACGAGATGCGCAGCTTGCTCGCCGGCGACGAGCTGGACGCCTTCGCCGATGTCCTTCAACGATGGCCTGTCAATATCGCGCAAGTCCGCCGCCTCGTTGAGACACGGGCGCGTGCTGACATGCACGAGAACTCAACGCCGATCAACCAGCTGGTGGCCGAAGCCATCACAAAGGGCGACCTCCAGTTCTTCGTCGATCGTAGCCCAAGCGCCGCCGAAGCCGAAGCTGACTTCCACAACCGGTTCAATCCGAACCTGTTGTTCAAGCCCTTGCTCGACCGCTGCATCGCGAGTGCCCGCGAGGGCAAGAAGATGCTGATCACCGAAGCGGATCTGTTCGTGCTGTTCCGCACGATGATCCCCGATCCACGCTACTTCCAGGACTCGAAGACTTGGCGCCTGCGCCACTACAAGGCGCTGGGTCTCGACTGCAGCAAGCAGTTTCGCGACCCCGACGATTACACCGTTCGCGTGCGCGGCATGCAGGTGGAGTGGACATTGCCCGACAACCTCCCTCGGCCTGCTGTCAAGACACCTGACAGCATCGTTACCCCCATAAGGAAGAAAGCCCGATGACCCTGTTCACTGGCAACTGGTCATTCTCCAGCCTCATGATGTACGAAGGCTGCGCGCTGCGGTTCAAGCTCGCCAAGATCGACAAGATCCCCGAGCCTCCACGCCCACCGGATAACCCGATGGAGCGCGGCAACCGCATCCACCACCACCTGGAAGCCTACGTCAAAGGTGAAACCGACGACTTCACCAATGAAGCACGCAAGCTCGACGTCTTTCGCCCGCTGTTCGACCACGCGCGCGTACTCTACAGCGCGAAGATGGCCACGGCCGAGCAGAACTGGCTGTTCGACAAAGACTGGGAAGTCTGTGAACGCGACGGCGTTTGGCTGTGGGCGAAGCTCGACCTCAATGTCATCGACGAACACAACGGCATATCGATCCCGATCGATTACAAGTCAGGCAAGAGCCAGTTCAAGCAGTTCGAGCATGCCCAGCAACTACAGCTCTATTCCGCTGCTGCGGCGCTGCGCCAGCCCTGGGTCGAAACGATCCACGCCGAACTGTGGTATCTCGACGAAGGCTGGGTCAACGCTGTGGAGTACACCACCGAGGAAGCCCTCAAGTTCGTCGGTGTCTTTGAGCGTCGTGCTGACCGCATATACGCCGATAAATTCTTCCGCCCGAACGCCAATGTGCGGACGTGTCACTGGTGTCCTTACGGCAGTCGCAACGGAAACGGCCACTGCCCGGTGAGTGTGTAATGCTGACCGCCATCCGTCTTCGTGAGTTACTCCACTACAACGAGCGTACTGGCGTATTCACACGCGCCGTAGCCGTGAAAGGACATTCCGCGGGAACGACTGCAGGTACGTTGAACTCTCGCGGTTATTTGCTACTTCGCGTCGATTACGTTCAATACCGAGCGCACCGACTCGCATGGCTATACGTCACCGGCGAATGGCCCTCGTTTGAAATCGATCATCGCAACGGTGTTCGCAATGATAACCGCTGGGTCAATTTGCGCGATGCAACGCGCACACAAAACGCGCGAAATCAGCGCATAGCACATATAACCAACAAAAGCACCGGTGTGCTCGGCGTTTCATTTGAGCGCGGTAAATGGCACGCGCGAATCCGAACTGACAATGGTCGCAAACGTCTTGGCAGCTTCGATACAGTCGCTGCCGCCGACGCGGCGTACAAAAAAGCTAAACGTAGGTACCACATAGGAGTTTGAATATGCTTGCTGAGTCTGCCACTGACACATTGCTCGCTGCTGGTTACAGCAAAGCCGACATCTGTCACTACGTAACTACCGATCTCGCGTTTCGCGCGACACATCCGCTGATGCAAGAACTGTCGCATCTGCGTGATGACCACGACGATCTGATCGCTGCCAATTGTCATGTCGCTGTCTTGACGTTCGTCGTCACTCGCGCACCGGATATGGCGAAAACACTCAAGCTTCTTGGAGATACGCGCGAGCACCCCACCAATGGACCTGAGATTCTTCGTGACGCTATCGCAAAGCGCGACGCGTTGGCCAAGAAACTGGCCGATCGCGCAGAATTGGAGAAAGAAATTGACCACCTTGTCTAACTACGAACTGCAGCACGCTATCGACGAAACAGTGAGAGCCTCAGTAATCGCGTCCTTTGAAGTGAGAATTACACTCGATCAGCACCTTCAACGGCTGACCGCCATCCAGCTGGAACGCGTCCGTGACGTACCGCCACCCATTGAAGCCCAAGAGCCGTCGTTCGAGTTTTCGCGCGGACAGTGTCTACAGTCGGACGTGATCAACGCGCAGAAACTATTACGCCAGTGCGGTTTCAGCATCGTCAAAATCACCGCTGATCAGTGGCATGTTGTGTAGTGTTGGCACCTTCATCGCCAACTACCCGTGGCACATTATCGCCACACTTCTCTTCCTTATCTGGATACGATTATGACCCGCCTTCGTAAACAAGACCGCGAAACAATCCGCCACGTTCTGCTCGAACGCGGCATGAAGAAAAGTGACGCCGCTCTCAAGGCGCTGAAGCTCAGCACTGCAACGGAAGCATACAACCGGTTGTACGATGCCGATACTCAGACCCGAATGTCTCAACTTCCAGATGGGTGGTTGCCGACATATTCGACTGTGCGCTTGGTCTACACGCCACCAGGAAGCGTCCTGATCAGTATCATCCTTGCACCACTCCCACGCGAGATGCGTTTTCTCGCCACGCACACCAACATCTGGCACGCGCCGGAACTCACGATCGATGCGTCGACTTGTGCAGACCTCGAGACTGCAGTAGACGCAAACGAAAAAAAGCGCGCAACACTGCAGACGAAGATTTCCGGTGTATTGGCTAGCGTTAGCACGTGGAAAAAGCTCTACGAGGTGTGGCCTGCTGCGCGGAACGTCCTCGTCAAGCTCGAGCCCGCCAACGCCGACAACCTGCCGGCCATCATCCCGCAAGATCTGAGCGACGAACTCGAGCTGCCATGAAGCTCACTGAAGCGCAGACCCAGCACCTGCACGATCTGGCATTGTGTTCCGATCGGCCGCAGCCTGAAACGGCTGCACTGGTTAAGCGCGGCCTAGCCGAACAAGGCCAGGGCAAGTTCGGTGAGTGGGCGCGCTTGACCGAAAAAGGCTACGCATTGGCGCGTAGCAAACCGATGAATGAGCGCGTCGCACGCGAAGCTGTAAGTATTGGTAAGATGTTCTCGACAGCGCCTGCTGCTGCGACAAAGGCAGCGGGTATCCTCGGGGGATCGGCGCCCCGCTGTCGAAGTGTCGAGAAGAAAGCGGGCTCTCACAGGGCACCCACTGCCATTACGCCCCCGGCAGAACCGCTGAAAAGCGGGGGCGACCGTTCTATGCCGCCTGCCACCCGACCTCGCGGGGCAACGCCCCCACAGCGAAACAGTGGTGTGCAGGCGGCTCCCGTTATGCCGGCTGCTTCGCGCAGCAAGAGGGTAGCGCCCTCCCCAGCGCCACTACACCCTCCGAGGGGTTCTGCAACAGCCACTCGCGCGAAACAGCCGGCTCCTCCTTCGGCCGCAGCCCCGTCGCCCAAACGGACTCCCCCTGGTCCGCGAGTCGCCTCCAAGGCTGCGGCCGATCCATCTCCGAAGCAGCGTGCGTCTCGCAGCGTGCTGGAGAAAACGCCGCGCCCAGCGGCGAAGTCAGCTGCGATGTCCGCGCACAACGACACTGGGCAACCCCAACCCAACGCGTACCGAATGCTCTTCGGACGTAAATACGTCTACTACTCTCTGAAAGACGGAGCGAAACTCAGTGGCTCTAAAGATCGCGTCAGGACCGAATGTCGGCTCAACCGTCCAACCCCCGTGGGCTCACCAGAAAGCGACAAAGACATTCTTTGCTAAGGTCGACCGCGGCTACGACTTCAGTGACCCAGGTACCGGCAAGACGCGTTCGCACGCCGAGATCTTCCGTGACCGCAAGGGCCGCAAACGGATGCTTGTCGTGTGCCCGAAGACGCTCATGTTCGCCGCATGGGGGGCTGACATTGAGCGCTTCACGCCCGAGCTGACCGTCTCTTACGCCACCGCTGAACAGCGCGAAGCCGCGTTCGCGATGAACACCGATGTCGTCATCATCAACACCGACGGCGTGAAGTGGTTCACCGACAAGAACAAGAAAGAGCAGCGGCGCCGACGCAAGTATCTCGAAGGCTTCGACGAGCTGGTCATCGACGAGTCGACGACATTCAAACACCACACCTCGCAGCGCTCCAAAGCGATGAAAGAAATCCGCGTCTACTTCAAGCGTCGCCGCGCGCTGACAGGCACGCCGACAGCGAACAGTGTCATGGAGCTGTGGCACCAGGCGCTGATCATCGACGACGGCGCCAGTCTCGGTGATAGCTACTTCCGCATGCGCGACGCGATGCAGGTCTCTACGCAGGTCGGTCCTGATCCCAAGATGGTCAGGTACGACGACAAACCGCAAGCCGAGAGCGTCGTCTCATCCTTGATCAATCCGCGTGCGATACGCCACGCGTTCGAAGACGTGATGAAACACGTACCGGCGAACCACCGCTCGGTCCGTGAGTTCACGCTCTCGCCCAAGGCGCTCGCGGCCTACAAGCGCATGGAGTCGGACTACATCCTGCTGAGCGACGACCCGACGCACCCCATCACAGCGGTGCACGCCGCCGCGCTGCGCACGAAGCTCCTGCAGATCGCCTCCGGCGCCGTGTACGGCGGTAGCGGCGAAGATGGCGCCTATCAGATCATCGACCACCAGCGCTACGAGCTGGTTACCGAGTTGGTCGACTCGGTCAAGCACAGCGTCGTGTTCTTCAACTGGAAGCATCAACGCGACGAGCTGTGCAAAGCGTTCGACGCGGCCGGCTTCGCCTACGCATTGATCGATGGCTCAGTGAACCAGCGCGAGCGCGACCAGATCGTCGTCGACTATCAAGCTGGCAAGTACAAGACGCTGCTGCTGCACCCGCGTACTGGTGCCCACGGCCTCACCCTGACGCGTGGTACGACCACGATCATCTGCTCGCCGATCTACGAGGCCGACATTCTCAAACAGGCCATCTTCCGCATCTACCGCGGTGCGCAGGATCAGGTCACGAACACGATCCTCGTTCAAGCCAAAGGCACCGTAGAAGACCTGGTGTACGCGCGCCTCGACGCAAAGACGACGCGAATGGAGGATTTCCTTTCACAGTGCAAGAGCCGACGCCCAAAGTAATGGGTACCGACGACACAGGGATGCTGAGCGCCTACGCGCTGATGCTCCAGCGAGTCGTCGAGTCAGACTCTCTAGACTGCTGTTGGGAGTTCACCGGTGCGCGGCACACGAACGGATACGGCAACGTGTACGTCAAGCGCGACGGTCGGCGAACGTGCATGACCTCGCACAAGCTCTCCTACGAAGTCAACGTAGGTCCTGTGCCTGCGGGTCTCGTCGTCCGCCACACCTGCGACAACCGCCGTTGCATACGCTGGGACCATCTGCTGCCCGGTACGCAGCGCGAAAACGTTGACGACCTTCGAAAACGCGGTCGAGGTCGAAACCAACATGGCCCTTGGGGCCACGACCACTCCACCACTGATGACTGTCCTTTCTAACAACTGGAGAACCACATGCACTGCATGGTAGACATCGAAACACTTGACACCACCGCCACTGCTGTCGTCGTCTCGATCGGCGCGGTTCTGTTCGATCCGAACAAAGAAGGCCCGATCTTCCCGAGCGACACACTGTATGAAGTCCTGCGCCTGCAGCCACAGATCGATGTCGGCCGAACAGTCAGCGCGGACACGCTCAAGTGGTGGATGCAGCAAGCACCCGAAGCGCGCAACGTGTTCAACGTACACGCCGTCGCTCCCGTAACCGCACTGAGCAACTTCGGCGCGTTCTGCACCAACGCTGAAGGCGTGTGGGGCAACGGTTCGGACTTCGACAACGCCATTCTCGCCAGCGCAATCAAGTCTTTCGACCTTCAGGGCTGGCGCTACAGCCGCAACCGCTGCTTCCGCACGCTCAAGAACCTCGGCAAGACGCGGGATTTCGTAGAGCCCGTTCGCAAAGGCACACATCACAACGCGCTCGACGACGCGATCTATCAGGCCGAGTACCTGCAGGCGGTCGTCAAGCACTTGGGGCTCACGTTGTGAGTGACGATCTCATCACCTGCGCATGTCCGAACTGCGGCAACACCGAACTGAATCAGATCGACACGGTTATCGCCGTTATCAAAATCGCGGGGTTCAACGAAGTTGACGGCGATCTCGAACCCGAGTTTCACGACGGCAGCAATATGTTGTGGGACTCGTCGTCTCCGCAGCAACCTGAGTGGCCGTACCACTGCCCGGAGTGCAAGACGGACATCAACGGCAACACGATGATCCGTGTCGTGAGCTGGAAGCCAGAAGTGCAAACGGCCGGCAACGGCGACAAATGGTCAAGCAACGCGCTTCGCTTCGCGACCAAGGAAGAGGCCGAAGCCAACGCAAAAAACCTTATGTCGCGCTGGCTCCTCGTTACTGCAACACGCGCATTCCCATCGTCCGATCCAGTGAATTACCGCTGGGAAGACAACCAACCGAAAGGAGTATGAGCCATGGGCGACAGAGTATTGATCCAGCTGAAAAACGGCGACGAACTGAGCCCTGTGCTGTACTCGCACTGGGGCGGCCAGGAGGCACCGGCACTGATCGACGAGTTCCACAAGAAGTTCTTGACCGAGCGGCCGGATGATTTGTCGTACGGCTTCGCGCGGCTCGTCGGGTACGCGCTGCGCGACAACATCGACGGTACTACCGGCTTCGGTGTATGGAACTCGAAAAAACCGCTTACCAAAGCCGACGGCGATGAAGACGCCGGCGCGTTCCTCGTCGACATCCGCACGCTGACTGTGCACTACGGCGGCGGATATAAGCCCGATGTGCAAGCCCTCACTCCGTGGAAGTGGGCCAACGATCTGGAGTAGCACATGGGCTGGCTCTTCGGTCACTCAACGAAGAAGGAACTGGTCGAGCACCTGCTGAAACAACACGGCGAGCACGTTGAACTAATCGACCACTCACTCACAGGCAACAAGTTGTGGCTGTTGTTCAACCACAAGGTCGAGCCGTTCGGCAGATTCATCGTCTTATGCCTGCTGCAAGGCATGCGCAGCACTGGGTACGACCCGTGTCGGTGGGGCTACAAGGACATCGACGAGACGATGGGACCGTACGAAACTGGTTGTCCCGAACGGCTGCTCGCACAAAGTACAAGCCAAGAACCGAATGCCGTCGCGTGGCGTGCGAAGTGCCGCGAAGCACGCGCCAAGAAAACCTCTCGCGCGAAGTGGCTCAAGACGCTCAAGCCTGGCGACAAGGTGCGCTGGGGCGGCAAAGAGATCATCACGCTGGACTCATCGCCGTTCGACCCCAAGAACATCTGGAGCCGACGTGGCCAAGTTATCGGCACCAACGAAAACGGTCACACATATAGTTACCGCACGAGCAGTATCCACCCACTGGAACCCGCATGTGTATCCCCAAATCGCTCCACACCGTCACCGCTGTCGTCAATGTAGCGAGTCATATTCGCGATCTAAACGACAGCAAACCATTTTCTGTCGACGAGCAAGTCGACTATGCGTTTCGCATTCTCGGATATTTGCCCGACGATACAGACCCGCATCGACTACGTGAAAAGTGCATCGTCGCCGTCGAACGCGACATCAATCAGGAGAAGATCAGTGGCACATGAACTCGCTACCGCGGCCGACGGCCGCAACGCAATGGCCTACACCGGCCAGACACCCTGGCACGGCTTGGGCCAAGTGCTCACACCCGGAGCACCCCTCGAAACGTGGCAGACCGAAGCCGGACTCGACTGGACGGCCAAGCGCGCAGGCGTGCAGTTCGCGCGCGATCCGATCGGCGACGGAAAGCTCGAAGACCTCCTGCTCGCGCAATCCAAGAACCACGACGTGCTCTACCGCAGCGACACCGGCGACGTGCTCTCGATCGTCAGCCCGCGCTACCAGATCGTCCAACCCAGGGACATCATCGAATTTTACCGCGACCTGGTCGAGCGCCACGGCTTCGAGCTGGAAACGGCCGGCGCGCTCAAGGACGGCAAGAAGATCTGGGCGCTGGCCAACACCAAGAACGCCGTCACGCTGCGCGGCGAAGACAAGGTCAAGGGATACCTGCTGCTGGCCACCTCCTACGACGGCACGATGTCGACGCAGGCACGGTTCACCTCGATACGTGTGGTGTGCAACAACACGCTCACCTTCGCGGCCAACAACGGCAAGGCCAACGTGGTCGTGCCGCACAGCACGAAGTTCAACGCGGACGCCATCAAGATCGACCTCGAAGTGGGCGACGCGTGGTCTGCCTTCACCAGCCGCGCACAGGCCATGAGCGAACGCGTCGTCTCGCAGGACGAAGCCGTAAAATTCTTCCTCAATGCCTACTACAGCCTGAGCACGGTCGACGAGATCAAGGAAGCCCAGGAAGACGAGGCTACAGCGAAGACGCTGGAGAAATTCATGGAGAAGCGTATGACCGAAGCGCTTTTCAATTCGCCCGGCGCACACATGGCCTCGGCCAAGGGCTTGCTGTGGGGCCTGGTCAACGCAGTCACGTTCGACGTCGATCACAAGATGCCTGCGCGCAATCAAGGCAACCGCCTCGACAGCGCGTGGTTCGGCAAGGGCGAGCAGATCAAGCAGCGGGCATGGAGCCGTGCGCTGGAGATGATCGCATGAGCGAGCAAACCGTACGCATTCAAATCTACACGGACCCCGATCCTGAAGACCCGCGGCAGTTCGACGACACCAGCGTGATGGTGTGCGCGCATCGCCGGTATACGCTCGGTGACAAGGACGCCGAGCGTCCGCCCAAAGACGCTGCTATCGCGTGGCCGATATACATGTACGACCACAGCGGCCTCACGATCAGCCACTCCCCGTTTTCATGCCCGTGGGATTCAGGGCAGCTGGGCGAGCATTACATCACGCAAGAAGCCTTCGAGACCGCATTTGCAGGCGACCGCGAACGCGCGGAAGCCTACATGCGGCGCGAACTCGAACTCTACGACGCGTATATAAGGGGGGATGTCTGGGAGATGTGCGTAACCCTCGCGGACGCCGATGAAATGTTCGTTCAAGGCTCCGGCCGCTCCCTCGAAGACACGGGGTTTCTTGAGTGCGTAGCGCCTGAACATCATGTCGCCCTACGCGAGGCGTGGGACAACCGTTTCGAACGACGGAGTCAAGAAAAATGGCTAACTGGTACGGCATGAGCCGCAGCAACTACTTCCGCGTCAAGGACGAGGCGGCGTTCCGAGCAGCAATGATCGATGTAGGTGCGCACGTTGAGACCAACAAAGACGGTTTGTTCGCAGTGTTTGGAGACGACGAAGGCTACTGGCCGTCGTACGACGGAGACACTGACGAGGACTATGACTTCGTCGATAAGGTCGCTCCGCACCTCGCGGACGACGAGATTGCCGTGTTCATAACTGTCGGCAACGAGAAATCCAGGTACGGCACAGGAGTAGCTGAAGCGTTTAACAACAAGAACGAACGCGAAGTAGTCGACATTCAAGAAATCTACCACAACGTCACTGAGCGTTGGGGCGTTGTAACGACTGAAGCGAGTTATTGAATGAACCTCAAAGAACTCTGCGACGCCCTCGAAGTCGACGCCATCCTCGGCTTGGACTATGAGACCTACTACGACGACGAGTACTCGGTGAAGAAGATGGCCACGACCGAGTACATCGTCGATCCGCGGTTCAAGACGCACATGGTCTCAGCCCAGTGGCACGACGAGCGTCGCGCCGACGTACTCAGCAATTTCGACTTCAAGGACTTCGCCGCCGAGGTCGACTGGAAGCACACGGCGCTGCTCGCGCATCACACGCACTTCGATGGGCTCATCCTCTCGCACCACTACAAGCGCTTCCCGGCCTTCTACCTCGACACGCTGTCGATGGCAAACATCCTCATGCCGGTGACCGTGCCGAAGAACCTCGACAGCCTGGCCCGTGCGCTTGGGCTACGAGGCAAGGTCGGCGCGTCGTCGCTGGAAAACGTCAAGGGTGTGCGCGACCTGTCGGACCGACAGTACCGTGCGCTGGCCAAGTACGCCGGCAACGACATCGAGCAGACCTTCGGCATCGCCAAGAAACTCGTGCCGTGCCTGCCACTGCACGAGCTGAAACTGATCGACTTGACGATCAAGATGTACGCGCGACCGACAGTGCTCGTCGACAAGGAGATCGTCGACCGCGTCAACGCCGAGAACATCGCCGACAAAGCTGCGCTGGTCGCGAAGGTGTCGACGAAGCGCGCGCCTGTCGAAAAGGCAGACTTGGTCTCCAACGACAAATTTGCTGCGCTGCTTCGCGCCGCCGGTGTCGAACCGCCGACGAAGCTCCGGCCGAAGTACGCCAAACAGCTCAAGGACGAAGGCGTCATCACGCTCGACAAGAAAGACACGACGCCGCTGGCGTTCGCGTTCTCCAAAGGCGACCTGGAGTTCAAGGATCTGCTCAAGCATCCCAACCGCAAGGTGCGCGAGCTGGTGCAGGCCCGCCTCGCCAACAAGACCTCGATCGTCGAAACACGCTCGGCGCGCATGGGCAATCGCGCAGAGCTTGGCCCGCAGCCGATCTATCTGAAACACGCCGGTGCCAAGACGCTGCGCTGGTCAGGCGCTGACAAATCGAACTGGCAGAACCTGGGACGCGGCTCGGATCTACGCACGGCGGTCTACGTGCCTCCATCGCACAAACTGATCATCGCGGATCTGGCTCAGATTGAAGCGCGCGTCAATGCATGGTTCTCAGGCCAGGACGACATCACCGAAGCGTTCCGACGCAAGGAGGATGTCTATTCGATCGCCGCGAGCAACATCTACGGCCGGCGCATCGACAAGGAAAAAGACCCAGCCGAACGATTCGTTGGCAAGGTCGCCGTGCTGGCCCTTGGATACCAGGCCGGCGGGCCGCGATTCGCGGACATGCTGCGCATCGGCCAGTTCGGCCCGCCCGTAGAGATCACCGACAGCGCCGCCAAGGACATCGTTGCGGCTTGGAGGCAGACCAACGGGCGCATCGTCGCCAACTGGCGAGCGACGCAAAACGCGGCGCGCTCAGCGTTCCGCAGCTGCGTGCGTGTACCGCACGGCTGTGTTGTCTACGAGGGCTTCGAAGGCCGCGGCGTACTGCACGGGCCGAATCAGTTGAGCATGCGCTACGACCTCGTGCAGTTTCACGAGGACAACAGCTTCAGCTACGCGGCCGAGTATCGCCGCAAGAAGGACGGCGAGATCTACGAGGACCGTACCAAGCTCTACGGCGGCATCCTTGTGGAGAACATGGTTCAGTTCCTCGCGCGCCTGATCGTCGCCGAGCAGATGGTCCAGATCGCCGACGCGCTCCCCGACGTGCGCATCGTGATGTCCACGCATGATGAGATCGTCACCGTCGCGCCGAACAAGCACGTGAAGAAGTCACTCGGCATCATCCGCGAAATCATGTCGAGACCGCCTGAGTGGGCCAAGGGCCTGCCGATCGGCGTCGATATCCACTCGAGTCAGAGGTACAACAAATAGCTGATGGAGGTGGACGGATGAAAACCGCAGAGCTTGAACGCGGAAAGCTCAACTGGGCAGTAGCAAAGTGCGAAGGCTTCCCGGAGATCGGGTCGTGGCTGTACGATCGTGACTGGGCGTTGGCCGGCCCGATCATCGAGCGTGAAGGCATCTTGCTACGACCACTGCGCCGAGAAGGACACGCTTTGGACGGGCGTTGGTTAGCTATGCTCGATGCGGGTAATACGGGGACTATGGTTCAGTGGATTAAGCGCACAGACTGGCTTCGTCACTACCTTGAAGGCCCAACACCGCTCATCGCTGCCATGCGCTGCTACGTGGCCAGCAAACTCGGCGACGAGGTCGAACTACCGAAGGACCTGCAATGAGAACCTGCTTTGAGTGGGGCGAAGGCACCCTCGCGATAACGCTGGAGCAGCGGTCTGACCTGACGTTTCGCGTTACGTACGGACGGGAAGTCACTGACAACCTGAATTACAGCCGCGCGGCCGCTGTCCTCGGCTCGTGCATTATGCACGCGCTCGCCTGTGAGGACGTGCTGGACAACTCAGGGACATGACCCCCCAGGAACTCGACGCGGTCTGTTTTCTGGCTGAACAGCTCGCCGTCAAGATGTATGCCAAAGGCTACGCCGATGGCAAGGAAGGCAAGGCTGAAGAGCCCGCGCCGAAGCTAACCAAGGGATCCAAGCTGCTTTTGAAAACGCAGTTGGACAAGATTTCAAAAAATCGTTGACTTTGAAACAGGAGAGAATACTATGGCTGCTCGCGAATCGATGGGTGATCTGGCTGACCGAATCTACACCATGCGGGACAAGATCGCCGCTGCCCAAGCCGTCGCCGACGCGCTCACCAACGACCGCAAGGAGCTTGAAAACAAGTTGATGGCGTTGATGCAGGAGCAAAGTCTCGACAAGGTCAGTGGATCGCTTTCCACCTGCTCCATTTCCAAAAGCGAACGCGCAGGCATCAGCTCGTTCGACGACTTCGCGAAGTTCGTGTACCGCAACAAAGCGCTCCACCTGCTCGAAAAACGACCGGCGCAGCTCGCGGTCAAGGAAATGGAAGACCAACGCGGCAAACCAATTCCAGGTCTCCAAAAAATCGAAACTCAACGTCTCAACGTCACCAAGAGGTAATACCCAATGGCACGCGCCAGCAAAGCAATCACCAAGCCCGCCGCCCCCAAGGGCCAGGAACTCGCCACGGTCGACGCTGAACTCGCCGCCTTCGCGAGCAACATCACCACCTTCGTCTCGGCGCCTTCGGGCAACAAGATCAAGGTTGACCCCTCGGGTGATTTCATCCTCCCCGGCGGCGAGAACATCGGCAAGCAGTTCAATGCCGTCATCGTCAACTTCGTCGGCACCAACAAGTTCTACGACGTCCCGTATCGGGACGGTGCGCCGACCGCGCCGGCCTGCTACGCCATCGGCCACGCCGCCGTGATGAACCTCAAACCGGAAGCCGACAGTCCGAATATCCAGAGCGACACCTGCCACAGTTGTCCGATGGGCGGTGTCAACGCGTTCGGCACGCACCAGAACGGCAAGAGCAAGGCATGCTCGAACCGCTACATCGCCGCCCTGCGTGTCGACGATCCGAACGATCCCGACGCCCTGGCCGACGAACGCGGTACGGTCTACCTGCTCGAGATCCCGCCGACCAGCCTCAAGTCGTTCGAAGGCGCGGTCAACGGCGTCGCGCGCTCGCTCGGCGGCCACCCGGTCAAGGCGATCTTCACGATCACCGGTACGCCGCGCGGCACCTATGCCACGATCGACTTCTCCGATCCGGTGCCGAACCCGAACTACGCGATGCACTTCGCGCAGGGCAAGACGGCCGAGGACGCGCTGATGCGCAAGCCGGACTTCGCCGCCGCTGCGGCTGCTGCACCGCCCAGCCGTTCACGCGCTGCTGCCCGGCCACGCACGCCGGCACGCCGCTAACCCTTATCGCCGCGCCCGCGGCATTCAAGGCCGGCATCCCGCCGGCCTCTTTACCGGAGCTACACCATGCCCGAAGCACAGTCAGCCATCAGCAAGGTCAAACCGGGTGGTCGCGGTCGTACGGCCGCTGCCCCTGTCGCCGCCCCTGCTCCCACCGTCGCCGCCCCTGTCCGCAAGGGCAAGGCACCGCCCCTGACGCTCACGCAGCAGCGTGCCGCGGCTCGCGAGGCCGTCAAGATCACCAAGACGGCCAAGAGCGGTGCCGCCACGGCGCTCAAGGCGCGCCAGAAGCTCGTCAAGGACGCCGACAAGCTCGTCAGCTCGAAGAAGAAGACGTTGGGCCAGGTCGAAGCGCGTCCGCTGGCCGTCAAGGCCGACCAGAAGTCGGCCGTGAAGCTCGCCAAGGACGCGCTGAAGAACGCCGAACGCACGCTCAAGGATCTCGACAAGGCCACGCCGAAGCTCAAGGCCACGGCAGCCAAGACGGCCGCGGCGTACGACGCAGCCGTCGCTGCCAAGCTCAAGATCGAGACCGATCGTCTGGGTGCGGCATGAGCGGCGGCGCTCCACGCGTCACGCAGGATGACGTCGACGCTGAGATCGTCCGCGCGACGTACACCGTGTTGCCCAACGGCCGCACTACTGTCTGCCAGCTCACGCTGAAGAACGGTTTCACGGTCGAAGGTTTGTCGGCGTGCGTCAGCATCGAGAACTTCGATGCCGAGATCGGTAACCGCCTCGCACGTGAGCAGGCAGTTGATGGAGTGTGGAAGCTGCTCGGATTCCGGCTGGCGGGCACACTGGCGAAGTAACAGGCCGGGCAAGCCCTCTATTGATCGTGTGGGAGCTGTGAATCCCGTGTCGGTAGAGTAGGTGGGCAGACGAGAAACGGGATTCAGCTCCCCGTAGCTGCCCCGCCCGGTTTTTTCAATACGGCCCCGCCCTAACCGGTGGGGCCGTTTTACTTTCTGGACCTATATCAAAGGTGTCGTCGTTGCACATCCGAAGTACAAGGTTGTGCTGAGAGCGGGAACCGACGAACAGTTGTGACGCTCACACTATGTAGGAGGGAGCGTCGGAGCGGCGGCATCTTTGATATAGGTTCGAACAGGAGAACGGTATGAACTACAAACTCGATCCGCCGGACGACCCGCCCGAGATCCCCGAGCGCTACTACGAAGAAGCGATCGAAGAAGGCGCGTTCGATGTTGAAAAACGCGCGAAGGCACTTTGGGAAGACGCGAAGTACCAGGCAGCCAACGACAGATAGCAGGAGAACGCCATGACCAAGAAACAGACACCGCCGCTTCCTGATTTCCCGCGCACCAACTACCACGTTGTCAAGATCGGCAAACGCTGGTACTTGAAGGTTGGCGGCGAGGTCATCGACTCCAAGCCTGCGCAGCGCGACATCGTGCGGCCGTTGCGCATTCACTGCACGCAGATGTGGCGCGTGTGCCGCGTTCCCAGCGAGATCTGGCTACATGGCAAGGACGGCCAGGTGCGCCAGAAGGACAGTTATGGGTGTGACCCGCGGGAGACGAAAGGATGACTCTCGACGAAGGCGCTCGACTGTATAAGGTACTCGACGAACTGATGGATCAGCTCGTCGGTATCGGTATTGCGATGCCAGATGTCTGCGAAGGGCAATGGCACGGCACTGAAGGACTCGACTTCGGCGAAGCCTGGGGCGCGCTCAAGGACATTTCGCCGTGAGCCGCAAGCCCGAGTCGGTCTTCCGCAGCGCCGTCAACCGCCAGCTGCGCGATGTGTTCAAGCAGAGCAACGTCGGCAGCATGATGGCGCTCTCTGGCGTGCCCGACCAGTATTACGACGGCCCGCGCCACGACCTATGGGTCGAATACAAGTTCAACCCGGTGATGCCGCGCAACAACATCGTCGTCGGCAACTACACGGCGCTGCAGCTTCACTGGATGACGCGACGGTACGAAAACGCCGGCGACTGCCCCAATGTCGTCGGTATCGTCGGCCTTCCAAAAGGACAGGCGTGCATCCAGTTCAACCCCAATCAATGGAAGAACGGGACACCAGCTACGACGGCCATACCCATCTTCGAGGTCGCATGTTGGATCAGAAACTTTTGTGGCGTGTCATCAAAGCCGGTTCATCGATCATGATGAACATCGCGGTGCTTGTCATCGCGTGGCGTAACCGAGGCGGGAGATTCTAATGTCAGACAATTTTCATCACGGCCGTCCTGTTATTGACGCACTACGCGCCCAACTCATCGCCACGCTGATGGCACCGACGATAGCGAGATTTCACGGCTTTCCGATGACAGCCGAAGACATCGACGCCGTTTACGTTCGCGCGCGCAGCCACGCGGCTGTAATCATCGACCGTTGCACGTCGTACGAACGGACTGTTGAATAGCTCGTGGCTGACGGTGAGCAACGCCCACTCACGCGCAAACAGGCGTGGGATCTGGTAGGCGGCCTCGGTCGCCCAAGCAAGATGCCCGGCTACGCTTACGGCCTCCCCGCGAGAGAGTGCCTCGTAGGCTCGAAGCTGCGGCCGGTACCTGGCAGCGTGTGCAACAAGTGTTACGCGATGAAGGGGCACTACACGATGCCCAACGTCGAAGACGCGCTGTACCGTCGACTCGAATCGATCAAGCACCCGAGATGGGTCGAGGCGATGACGCAGCTGATCTCTACGATCGACATGCGCTACTTTCGCTGGCACGACGCCGGCGACATCCAGTCACCCACGCACTTGGAGAAGATCGCTGCCATCGCCGTCGCCTGTCCGCACGTGCGCTTCTGGCTGCCGACGCGCGAGAAGGTGTTCGTCTACACCTACCTCAAGAAGCACGGGGCCTTCCCGAAGAACCTGGTTGTGCGCTTGAGTGCGACGATGGTTGACGGCCCGCCGCCGACAGGATTTCCGAACACCTCCACCGTGTCACGCGGCGAGCCATTCAGCCCGAAGGTGACGTGCCCTGCGCCAGAACAGAACAACGAGTGCGGCGCCTGCCGGCGCTGCTGGAACCCGAGAGTGAAAAATGTCTGCTATGCCAAACACTGATGTCTATCTTGACCCTGCATGGATCGCTGAGAACGAGCGGCTGATCAACGCCGCGCAAGAAGCGATGCTCGCGCTCATGCGACACACGGCAGTGGCCTACGCTCAAGTGCTGCTCTACGACAAGGACACGCTGATCGGTGAAGCGCGCGTGCACATGATTCCGACGTACACCTTCCCCACCAACTAAGGACTGCGCATGCTCGTCTTGAAACGACGCGATGGAGAAAAGATCGTCATCGGCAACGGCCCCGACAAAATCACGATCGCTGTCGGTCTTCGCCCGCATGGCGTGGTCACGTTGACTATCGACGCACCGCCGACAGTGCCAGTGTGGCGTGAAGAGTTGTACCATGAGGGCATCGATTCAAACGCGAAGCCCTGATGCGCACGCTCTACGATGAATGGCTCGAACTATTGGTAGGGCTCGAAGCTGAAAAAATGCCTACGCACGACATTGAGAGCATGCGTGTCGGATTCTACGCCGGCGCCCGCGCGATTCGTACGCTGGAAGGCAACGCTGTGCGCGCCGTGAACAACGGACTGATCAGTGAAGATGAAGCCGACATGGCTATCGACTACTGGGGCGCTGAGATCGACGTCGAAGATCTGGACACTGATCTGGAGATTCACTAGTGCCAGTATTATGCGATTACTGCAAGCGAGAGGATGAAAACGTGAGAACGAACAACAAGCTCCAATACTTTGCCGCCGAGCCGGTGGACCTCGGAACCCAACTCGGCATCATGTACTCGCACGGCGAAGGCGAAACACAGTGGCGCCAATTGTGCATGCTCGACCCTAGCGACATGGTGACGTCGATCGCTCGTTTGCGCGCGTTCGCTGACTCGCTCGAACGTCATCAGGCGCGCCTCATGAACAAGGCGCAACAGAGCTGACACACCCCCAGTAAAAAAGCCCCGCCGAAGCGGGGCTTTTCTTTTTAGCCCGATAGGGATCGCGAAGCTATGCTTCCCGACCTAACCCTTCGCTTTTGCTGCGGCTTCACCGGCGAGCGCACTGTACGCTGCCTGATCGACGAAATTGTCGCGCTTGAACTTGCCCTGGTTCGCGCGAACCATCTTGAGCAGGGCCATGAACTGCCATCCCTGCACTTCGGTCATCGACGCGCCGTAGATCGCGTTGAACGCGGCAACGGTCTTGGCCATGCTGCGCTCGCCACCGGGTGCGTCGTAGGTCTGTTCGCGGTCTTTGAGTTCCTTCATGCCGCAGCCGAGGATGTCGTGCGCAGGCTGTACGTCGTGCGTCGTGTTGTGCGGCTCGCGTCTCGCGTGCCCAGAGCCTATGAACGCTTCTTCGTCGAGCTTGAGCACGCCGGCGTGCAGGTAGACAGCTTTGCTCATATGCTCGTCCATCTCCGCGCGTATGCGGCGCTGTTCCGCGGCTTCGATGCGTTCGACGTCTTCGTCGGTGAAGGCGTCATCATCCTGTCGGTCGGTCATCGTCATTCCACCTTTTCCAGAGTGCGCTCGCAGGGAGCGCGGCTTCGAGGGTGCGCAGGTTGTCGCCGCCGTCAACGACGTCGATCGCCTGGCTGATTGTCGGGCCGGTCTGCGACTGGCCCGGAACACGCTGCTGCTTGAAGTCATTGACGATGTCGGCCTGGACCTCGAGCTTCGGGCCGCGCATGGCCAGCTGCTTGCTGACGGCGAGGCCAGTGTACTCTGCCGCGCCCCACGACTTGCGCCTCGGGTTACCGTCCGGGCCGTACTGCAGCAGCTCACGCAGCAGCTCGGCCATGATCGTCACCGGCAGGTAGGCCAGCGCCGGCAGCAGCACCTTGAGGTTGCCCTGTGACATCTCGCGGGCGATACGGCCGCCGATCTGGTCGTAGAGCGCGTAGGCGAACGCCTTGTACTGCGTGACCAGACCCACGTAGGGGTCGGAGTACCAGAGCGGCGTCTGCTGGCTGTTCGGCCGCAGGATCGCCTCGTCGACGAACTGCATCATGGCCTTGCGCACGCGGTCGTCGCGTCGCACTTCGGCGGGCGTAGCGCTCGCGCGTTCAGCGTCGGTCAGGAGCTTGACGTTGCCGCCAACGCCTGGCTGCACGTCACCCGGTTTGAGCCCCAGCTCGCGCAGGTAGCGCCCGCTGTCGCCCTGCCCGGCTGCGTGCTTGAGCATGAAGCCGTTGGACGCCTTCAGGGCCATGTAGCGCGTCGCCCGCGTCCAGCCCTGCAGGCCGTTCCACTTGAACACGAACTCGTTAACTTTCCGTGAAGACGGGCTGTCACCCCCGCCGAAGCCCTGCTGCAGAGCTTCCAGCGTGCCGATGTCCTCTGTGCTCCCCAGCGTCTCCAGAAGGCGATGGATGTCGTCGCGCGTGCCTTTGTCGCGCAGCGCCTTCATGCCCAGCTTGAAGCCATCCCAGGCCGTCTTGAAGTCGCCTCCGGTGCGTACGGCGATGCCGATGGGGTCGACGAGGCTCGAGAGCGTCGCCAGCGGCAACAGACGGGCGTTCTGGTACGCCTGCAGACCGTGGATGATGCTCCGCGTCCGTGGGGTCGCCAGGCGCTGGGAGAGCCCCGGAGAGAGCATGGCGATCAGGGGGGAGCCCTCGGCGCCGTAGGTGCCCAGCGCGGCCTTGAGGGTGTTCCGGGCTTCGCCGACCTGGGCGTCCGTGGCGCCCTGGGCCTTCATCTGTTCGAGCAGGCGATTGGCCCGCGCGCCGTCGTCGCCGAACCGGCGCGCGTACTCAGCCCGCTTGACCAGCGGCTCCACGTAGCGGCCGAGCACTTCGGCCGGATCTTTGGACTGCAGGGCAGCGAACGTGTCGATGTCGGCCGGCGAGCCCAGGTCGTAGACGAACTGGCTCAACCGGTAGTTGGCGGACTTGAAGTTCGGCGCGCCAGCACCCGTGGTCGGAGCGCCATGCTCACCCTGTGTCGCGCCGTCGACGAGGTTCTTGACCAAGTCAGCGATCGGGAGGTCGGACGGCTTGTCCTTCGAGCCGAACAGTTCACGGATGCGCGCTTCGAAGTGCGGCTGGCTGTAGAGAGTGGTCAGCCGCGTCTTCGCCGTATCGTTGCGCAGATCGAGCACCACCGGCCAGAAGTTCGAACGACGAGGGAGCTTGACGCCGGCGTCCGTCGCGTAGGCGTGCAGGTCATCCATGAGCTTGCGTGCCTTGTCGATGGCGGCGCGTATCTCAGGGCGTGTGCCTTCGGGCGTTCCCGCGCGCTCACTTTCGGCTTTACGCGCAGCAGGCAGTTTTTCAAGGCGCGCCTCCGCAAGTTTGCGTTCATCGACGATCTGCTGCAGCAGCGTTGTTTGCGCGCCGGCTTCACCGCCGTCTTCTACTATGGCGTCGATTGTCCGCTGTAGCCCGCGTTCTTTGTCTATCTGCGTGTCGATGAATCCTTTCAGCTCCTGCTCGTTCGCCTGACGTACGAACGCCGCATTTACATCGCCGTGCACGAACTTATCGAGGCGCGCGCCAGGAGCACGCGCCGCTTTCTCCCTCGCGAAATGAGCCTTCGCAAACTCCGCGTATGAGACGTTGCGGTTGACGTCGGGAAACTTGCTCGCGCTGGGGCCGCGCTGCAGGTAGGTCAGCGCCTTGTGCATGTCGCGCTCACTCAAGCCTTCGAACACGCGGCCTGCCTGGCGCACGTAGCGTGCGGTCGTATGCACGACGCTAGGATTGAAGCCGCGGTCGTCGCCGGTCTTGCCGCCGGGGCGCTGGATGAGTGACGCGAAATGACGGTACGCCGGGATACCGCTGTTGAACGCCCGCGACATCTTGCTTTCCCAGAACTTCGACAACGGTTCACCGATTTTCTCAGCGATGTCGCTGAAATGGTTGAGCGTGGCGTTGAGCTTGCCGCGAGCGCGGGTTTCAAGGTCGCGGATGTCATAGGTCTTGCCGGCCGCCTCGACGCGGCTGATGTACCCGGTGGCGATGTCGTCGAAGATGCGCTGCGCGTACGCGCCATCACTGGACACGTTGAGAACCGAGCGCAGCGTGTCGTCGATGTCGAACAGCGCGTTCGTCGCTTCTGGCCCCGTCGTGAGCTTGCCGTCCTTCCAGGCGAAGTACGCGAGTGCGATGCGGCCTTCGAGCCCGTGCTTGGCGTCGTCGAGCAAACGCAGCGCGCCGGGGTTGTCCTTGTAGATCTCCTGCAGCCGCTTGTCGACCGCACCGCGGCTGAGCACGCGGTCAAGGATCTTGCGCTCCGGGGTGCGCAGCGTGCCGCGCACGAAACGCAGCATGTCGCGGAAGCTCTTCGGATCGCGCGGCGGCGGTGTGTTGGGCTGCGCCGGCGTCGGCCCCGGTGGCGGCGGTGCGCCGGTGTTGAGTTTCGACGGACGGGCGGGGAAGACGGGGCCTTGGAACGCGTTCTCTACGGCCGCGCGAATGCCGGCGTCCGCCGTCTCCTTCGACACCGGCTGACCGATGGCTTCGGACACGTCGCGCACGTTCGCGTCGAACAGGCCCTGCACCCACTTGTCGACGGACGGCGCCGGCGCCCACTTGGCGTTGCCTTTGGCGAACAGCGCGTCGTACACCGCACGCAGTTTCGCGGCGATGTCGTTGAAGAACTTGCCGATGACGGTCTGCGACTCGTGCTTGCCGGCGAGCGCGCGAGCGATGTTGTCAGCGATGTACTCGTCCATCGAGTAGGCGTACTGCTGCTTTTCGATCGACAGGTCGTTGGTCGTCTCTTTCGACCTCGTATTGCGCGACAGCAGCGCACGCGCACGGTGGAACGCAGCGCGCGACGCGCGCGCGTCGACTACGCGCCGCGATGCCGGGTTCTTCGCGGCCCACGATTCGAAATCGGACTTGATCGCCGCGTGCAGATCCGGGTTCGACACGCGCAGCATCTCGAGCACGTCGTCAGACTTGAAATAGCCCAACTCGTTGGCCGTCACTTCACCGCCGCTCGCTTCAGCGATCGACGCACGGATGACGTGGTGCCCCAGCTCGTGCGCGAGCACTTCAATGCGCTCAGGCCCTTTCAGCGCCGGGTTGATATATATCGTGCCGCCAACGTACGAGCCGCCAGGCTCGCCCGGCCCTGTACGACGATGCTCGGGCAACGCCTCGACCGTAACAGGGTGTCCGCCAAGCCCCATGCGCTCAAGCAGCGCGTTGAGCATGCTGGCTTCCGCTTTGAGGTCGTGCTCGCCGTCTTCATTGGTCGCCGCTTCGACGCCGTCGTCGATCGTCTCGTCGAGTTGTTCTTGCAGCTTGCGCTGTTTGCCTTTGTTCTCAGCGTCGCGCTTGGCTTGCGCAGCCGCTTTCTCGCGCGCAGTCAGGCGGGCGTCGCGCGCTTCCGCCTGCGTCGCGGGCGGCGAGTCGGACAGCGCCTTGCTGTTGACGCGCTGCTTACTGTCAGCGTCAGGTTTCGCTGTCGAAGGGTCGAGCAGATTCTCCGCCGGGTTGCTCGCTGCGGCTTTGGCTGCGGCTTCACGGCGAGTGATGCGCTGCGCACGTTTGCGTGCACGCATGTACTCGGGCTCACCTTTCGCACGCTCGGCGATGCGCTCGCTACGCTGGCGTGCGGTCTCGCGCGCAGCGGCGTCCTTCGCGCCGTCCAGTTTGCCCGTGCGCGGTGCCTTGTCGTTAATCGGTACGTTCGACGCCTTGGCCAGTTTCTCGTACGCCGCGCGCAGCGGGTCGCCGGAGGGCAGCTGGTCGACGACATCACGCGCCGCTTCGATCAGGTCGAGTTTCGAGCGCAGCTCGGCGGGGTAGGCGAGGTATTTCTCGCGCAGCTCACGCTTGGCCTTGACCGCCTCGGGCGTCGTCGCCTTGCGCTTGCCCGCTTGACGCAGACGCTCGGCCGCTGCTTCGCGCGGCGTCAGTTTCGCCGACAGCGCTTTGTACAACATCTTGGCTTTGGAAGGCGTTGGTTTGCCTGTGAACGGGTTGACCCCGTCTTTATCGACTTTGGCGTACGCCCACTCTTTGCCAAAGTGCGCCCTCGCTACAGCGTTGAGTTTGTCTTCCACGTCGTCGGCTTCACGCTTGACTTCGCTCTTGTCTTGCGCGACCTCGGTAACGTGCGGACGGCCGTCGAACTCGCCGTCATCTGCGCGCTTGAAGTAGTCCTCGGCAACGGCGTCGTCTTCCTCCAACGCTTTGCGCTGCTTGCCGTACTTCTCCGTGCTGAGCCGGTTGTTGTCATGCTCCCGCTTCAGTTCAGCCAGGCCGATCTTGCGACCGGCCTCCACCAGTGCGTCAGCGACAATGCGCTCCTGAAAACGGACGCTGTCTTTCTCGCGGGCGAGCTGGGCCTGCAGCTTCTGCGGGTTTATGTCCGAAGGCCGTGAATTGTCGAGCGCCTTTATCGCTGCGTCTGTTTTCTGTACGTCAGGCGTCCACAGCGCGTTGGCTTTAGCTACCAGCGCCTGGTGCTCACGCGCCTCCGCGTCAGACATGGCGTCGCGCCCGGGTCCGCCAGCCGTAGGGTCCAGCGCGTTCTGCGCGTACCTGACCGCTACTTCTTGTGCGTACTTCGCATCAGCGTGCGCACGACTGCCTTTGCTGACGATCGCTTCGAGCGTGGCGCGTTTGTCGGGGCTGATCGGACGCCGCGACGACGCGTCGTCCAGCTTGTTCTCGATCTCGGCGATCTTGGCTTGTGACTTGACGATGCTCTCGCGCGCAGCCACACGCGCCTTGCGCGCACCGGTAGTTTCACGGGCGTACGTCGTGTTGAGACTGACGTCGGCGATGGCGCGCTGCGTTGTCACCTTCTCCCTGGTGATAGCGTCGATCTCGCGCGGTGGTGCTTCGCGCGGCGCCTGCTCGCGCAGGCTGATGTCCTCGACCGCGTTGGACTGGATCTGGTCGAAGCTCTGCCGCTCGGTGCGTTCGTTCGGACGAGCGTCGGCTTTTTCGGCGATGAAGTCCTTGAGTGTCGTGGCGTTCGTCGTGCCGGCTTTGAGTGCTCTTTCGTAGGCTGCTTCTGCGTTTAAATTGCTCGACAGGTCTTCGGGGCGGAACGATATGCTGGCGTGGTCGCCCAAGTTTTCCGTGTAAAAAACGCCGACCGGAGTCTTGATTTCGAGCGGCTGCATTTTGCGCTGGGCGTCGCCGAGCGCTTCGGCCTGTGCGTTGGTGAGGTACTTTTCTTGTAGCGCCTGTAACTCACCGATACTCTCGTGGTCTTCGCTGGTCAGCGGGCGTTGACGCGCGGCGTCCACTGCCTCGCTGACCCTGGCAGCCTTGGTCTTGATGTCGGCGTCGGTCGCTGTGTTGCGCAAGGCTGCTACATCGGCGCGAGACAGCTTGCCGACGGTCTCGGTCTGCAGCTTCTGCTGTGCGCGGGCAACGACGTCCGCATCGGACAACCCGGCGGACTTGTCGATCAGCGTCCGCAGCTCGGAGATCGTCTTCGCGCTTGGCTGCTTCCGGTGTTCCTCCAGCGCGCGGCTCAACGTGAACCCTTTGATGGTCCGCACCGCCCCCTCACTGAACGTGCTTGGGTCGACGTTGACGCCGGCAAGTTTCAGATCGGCGATGGACTGCTGGATAGCTTCGAGCGCGCCCATGCCTGGTTCTTTCGCGCGCTGGTACTGCACCATGTTGCCCAGCTCGAGCAGCTTCGCGCGCTGCACGCCGCCGATGCGGAAGGTCTTGTCCGTCTTGACGGTCGACGCCGAGTTGAGCTTCTCGCTGTAGAGCTTCTCGTTCGTGCCTTCCTTGAATATGCGGCTCTCGTTGCCACCGGGGAAGCCGCCGGTCTCCAGGTCGGGCTGGCCGCCCAGCAGCTCTTCACGCGCAGCGCGCTGAAGCGCCGGGTACTCACGAGACGTCGGGTCGGTGTTGGGCAGTTTGTCGAGTGGCGAGTCCTGGACGGCGTCGGCTTCGCTGATGCCGCTGCCGAAGCCGCCCATGACCTCGGCGTCGGAGTCGCGCGGGTCGATGGCTTCGGCGTCGTTGAGATCGGTCTCGGTGATGTCGGCGGTCGAGGGGTCGCGCGCGGTGCGCGCGTCGAACTCGGTCGTCGACGTCGGTTCAGGGCCGCGCACGGTCGCTTCGGCGGCCATCGGCGAACGCTCGCGCACGCGCGCAGTTCGCGTGACAGCCGTCTGGCCGTCGAACGTCTTGCCCAGTGTGTCGAGGACTTCGACGGTCGGCTTGTTGGTCTGTTCGCGTTCAGCCGCGCGCTCACGCGCAGAGAGGCGGCGGTTCTCAGTGAGTCGCTTCGCCACTCTCATGGCGCCGCCGTAGCCGTCAGCGTCAAGGTTCGCCGCTTCCCATCGAGCGACCTTGTCGGGGGCCAATGACTGCAACAGACCGATGTGGCGGTCATCGGTTTCGGTGCGCTCTTCGCCGGTGAAGATCTTCTCGGCCGAGCGCATCATCGCCTGCGCGGTGTCGGGGTACTGCCAGAGCGCGTGGTCGCGCGGGATGATCGTCGCGAGTACGTCTTGGGTCTTGGTTTCGAACTGGATCGGATTCTGGTTCGGTGCGCGGTTGCCCATGGCGCCCTGAAGCTCCGGGGGCATTTCACCGCTCTCGTAGTCACGCACCATGTTCGCGAGCGTCCGACGCGACACTTCGTCGCTCTCAGTTTCGATCGACTCGTCGTTCTGCACCTGCGCGTCGGTCTTTTTGAAACGGTCGATGATCGAGTCGATGCCGGCTTTCGCTTTCGCAGCGACACCAGGTGCCGCGCCGACGGCGCGGTTCAACCCTTCCTGCGCGCGTGCGAAGAAGTCAGCGGCGCTCGCACGCGTGCTGTCGCCCGCGGCGACCGTGGTGCCGTCAGGAGAAACAACGAAGTCTGCACCGTTCGCTGGCGAGCCGTCCGCGTTGATCGGGTCGCCCGGCTTCGGCCGCGGTGCGCCTTCTGTTTCACCGGCGCGTACGCGGTCACGGATATCGCCGAGCTTGGACTCGGCCGCAGCACCCGCCGCGCGGATGTTCTTGACCAGGCGCTCTTTGAGCGCGTTGTACTTTTCACCGCGGCCCTGCGCGCCTTCCTTCCAACGCTCGACGCCCGCGGCGCCCGCGGTGTGCACACCGCTGATCGTGCCGCCGGCGAAGAAGCCGCCCACCGCTTCGGCGAGGTAGCGGTCGAACGCTTCGGGGCCGACCAGATCGACGTTGTCATCGACCCACTTGTGACCCGCGAGCTGGATCGCAGCCTGACCCACACCGACACCGCCTTCGAGCGCGCCTTGCGTGGCGAACTCTTTCGCCACGCGGGGGAGGATCTTGCGCGCGCTATCTTCGAGCACCTGGCGCGCAGCACCGCCGCCAAGCCGTGAGAGGAAACGCTCAGCCGGCAGCGAGCCGAACGCGGCCGAGACGATGTCGGCACCGCCGATCTTGAGCGCGCCTTCCTGGTCCGTATTCTTCAGCGCTTCGACGCTGTCGGCGACGACACCGGGGTACTGCCCTGCCGTCGAGCCGACAATCTGACCGGCTTTCACCGCCGCTTCCTCGGTCGCACGCTGCGCGGCCAGCACTTCGGGCGTGCGGTCGCGCAGCGTGCGCTGCGTCGTTTCTTCAACCAGTTGACGCCGTGCCAGGCGCTCAGCCGCGTCGGAGCCCTGTGCTTTGACAACGGCTTCGGCGAGCGCCGGCGCTGCCTCTTTCGCGGCCTGTCGTTCGGCCGCGGCGGTCGCAGCGCGCAGTCCTGCGCGGCGAGCGATGGTTCCGCCGACAGCGCCACCAAAGCCACCCGTGGCGACGGTGGCGAGGATGTCAGGGACGGCGTTGACCGCCTGCGTTGCGGCGAACTCGGCGTAGGCTTCCGGCGTGCTGCCGCGGCGGCGCACGTCGTCCATCGTCTGCACGTCGGGGCCGATGGCCTGGGCACGCTGCTGCAGGTCGCCGTACTCTTGGTACGCCTTCTGCGCGCCTTCCTGATCACCGACGACTTGCCGCGCGAGTCCTTCGACCGCTGGCACGTAGGACTCGAAATTTGTCGCGGCAGACCGCAGACGGCGAGTGAGCCCGTCGGTCTGGTTTTCAAAACTGCCATCAGGGGCGTCGCTGTGGACGAACGTCGTATCGATCGGTGCGCCTCGACGGCGCATCGCATCAGTAACGTAGGGGTTCGCGTCGTCAGGGATAAGCGAGTCAAATTGAGTGGCCACGCGTTATTCCTTTTTGTTGCGACGTTTTGCGATGTCCTGGTACCGAAGAAGAAACTCTTGCCCGCGCTGTCCACCAAGAATACCGGGCAACCCAGTCTCGTAGTTCGTGAATCGTTCCGCGTTCGGGTCGTTCGGATCGATCGGCACATTGCGCTTACCGTCGCGCTTGTCGAACGCCGGGCTCTGCAGTACGAAATCCGGGTCGCCGGTGAGCTTATTGATCAGCCGAGCGCCGAGTCCTCTTTTGCCGACGCTGTAGTTCTCCAGCGCCGCCGGCGCCGAGCCCGCAGGGAAGTCGCCAGCACGCCCAGCAAAAATCGGGCGGTCAGCGTTGGTCTGTCCGGCGATGCGCTCGAGGATAGCGACGCCGCGACGGCCTACTTCCGTCGACAGCGGATCGGTCTGCGAAAGCGTCATGTTCATGGCCAGCTCGGCTGCGGCGGCGTCGCTGGGCGACACCCCCGGACCGAACTGACGTGCGAGATCCGGGTTCTCGGTATATCGCTTCGAAAGTTCTCCGAACTGCGCATCCGCGCGTTCGTTTGCCAGCTTGTTGATCTCGATGTCGCCCTTCTCGATGCCCTGCTTTCCTTGCGCCGTCTTCAGCAGCGCATCATTCGCTGCGATGGCATCGGCCTGCGCGCCATCACGCCGGCCAGCACCCGACAACAGCCCACCGCGATCACTGGCGCGCGAACCGCTGCCGCCCGCTTCGGAGTCGAGGAAGTTCTCGAGTGAGTTGCGCTGCCGACGCTGGAGGAAGTCGTATTCCGACAGGCCCCTACCATCCTGCGTGCGAGGCGAGCCTGCAGCGACGTATCGCTTGTAGTCCTCACCGGCCGCTTGAATCTCAGCATCGCGCGCACGCTGGAAATCGTAGCCGCTCGCGTTCTTTAGCGGACGATCCTGCTGGAAGCGGTAGGCGTACACCCTCTGCGCTTCCGGCGACGCACCGGCGACGCCGGCGAACTGCGGCGCGTACCCGGAGTCAGCGAACGCACGCTCGCCGTGTGCACCGCGGCCTTCGAAAATGCCGTCGCCGCGGCGCGACACTCCGGTGGGCAAACCATCGGATTGCTGGGGGCCAGCGATGACAGCACTCGGATCGAATGTCATCGGCGCGGAAGGTGCGGAAGGTGCGAGATCCGCAGCGGGTGTTTGGGCGGGGGCAGGCTGGAACAGCCCATTCTGGCGCTGCAGTTCCGGCGACAACGTAGCGTCGTTGACGGCTCCCGTATCTTCAAAAAGACTGCGCACATTGCGGTCGTACTTCGGGATGCCCTCGCCGAACGCCGCGCGCAGACCCTGGTTTACTGCGCCCAGCGGCGCGTCAACGATGTCAGCGCCTGCCGCGTTCAAGTTGTTGAGAGCAGACATCGCTCCATCGACCACCGGGATGCCTGTGCTGGCGCGCCGCTGCACCGTATCGACAGGCGCGGGGAGCGCGGGGGGCTGTGCAGCATTCAACGCCTCGGGCAAACCGCCTTGCGACTGGTACCCCGCCGGATAATTGCGGCGTGGCTGCGGCTTGATCGGGTCGACTGCGTTGTTCGGATCAGCTGTATCGGCCATCTGGGTATCTCCAATCAATATTCGAACGTGCGCGGGGCAGGACGGCGCTTGACGAGTGCCACAGATTGTAGCGCATCGAAGTTGCCTGCCGAGAAGCTGTCAGACATCCCGCGCCGCGCGAGGGCTTGTTCCGGTGGGGCGAGCGCTGAAGTTGCGGTGTTCACCGCGTCAAGCGCTCGGATCGCGTCTTGCCCGAACGCTTGCGGATTTTCTCGGCCAGCGACAGAACCGTAGCGCAATGGATTTTCGCGCGCAGCGATCGAGCCTGGTGCGGCGCCGACAGCGTTCGCCGCGGCTTGGGACTGCTGCGCAAACACCTTGGCCTGATCGATCGACTGCTGAGGGAACCGCGGATCGAAATTGGCCGTGAGATGCTTATTCGCCGCCAGCGGGTTAATAGGATACATGGTGAATACCCCCTAGATCGTCTGCTGCGTGTTGTAGCTGCACTGCGCGCCGGCGCTGGTCGAGTCCTGAATGTTCGCGCTCACGCTGCCCGCCGCCATAGCTCCCGACGCCATCTGCGCCAGCACTCGTGCTGCGGCCTGAATCGCTTCGAGGTTGATCTGCGCCGCGCGCTGTGTGTTAGTGATATTGATGTCGCCGACCTTGATCGCCAGTTCGGCGATAGACCGGTTCGTGTCCGTACGCGCGAGTGCGCGGCGCGCGGTGGCGTCGTTGGTGATCCCGGCAGCCTGCGCGATAGCCGAAAATGCCTGGACCTTGGCCTGGTTGCGCGAGGTTACTTCGTCGATACGAGTGCGCACGACGCCGAGCTGCGCTTCGAGACCACGCACTGTCGAGTCGAACACGCGCACCTGCGTATCAGCGTACCCAAGTCCGACTTTGAACTTTTCGATCAGCGCCTGATACTCGGTCTGCCACGCGCTCACATTGGTCTGGTATATCTGGGCGCGCGACACATAGGTCTGCTGCTTGATGCTTTCAGCCTGGATGAGCTGCCCAAACGCTTGTACCTGCAGCGAACTGCCCTGCAGCTTCGTGTTCTCAGCCTCCAGCTGCGTGCGGTACACGTCGAGCTTGATGCGCTCGCCGTCCAACCGCGCAGTGTATGCCTGGATGAAACCGAGGTACACGCGTACATTCGTTTCGACGGCGGACAGCCGCGCCGTGTACATCTCGATTTCTTGCTGATTGAGCTGTCCGATCAAAGACTGCGCGCGCACCTGCTCGGCATACACCTGCACTTTGGCGATCTCGGCCTCAATGCGCTCTTTGTACACCTGTGCATCGATCTGGTATCCCTGCATCTCCGCGTTGAACAGAGATACTTTCGCGTTGAACACTGCGATGGAGATGTTGACAGCGACTTGCGCGGCCTGCAGCCGGCGGTCCTGCACCGAGTTGAACATGCGCATCCACATGTCTTCCAGCGCGATGCCGCTCGTGCACGCGAACTTGAGCTGTTCGAGCAGCACCTCCTGCGTGCGAATAGCGACGTCCCGACTTTTCTGGTTGCGCTGGTTCCAGCTGTTTTGGCGGATGCGACGCAGCTCAGCGCTGACAATCCCGCCCGGGCGCGAAAAGCCTCTTGCGCCCCAGTCTTCGACGACTTCTTGTTCAGCGCGAAACTCCTGCGCAGCTTCGCGCTCCGCTTCACGCTCCCACAACGCGCGCTCGATCTCCACGGGAATGCCCGACTGGCCGTTGAGCATCGACTGCAGTTTCGCCTTGATCTCGTCGGACAGAATCTGCCCGTAGATTTCCTCGACGTAGTTGAAATCGGCCGCGTCCGGTTCGACAGCGTCGAACACAGGGCGAATCGCGTCGAACGAGATAGTGTCGATGTCGATGGCCGGCGCGTCAGGCAGCACTATGGCGTGCAAGTTCGGCTCAGGGATGTCGCCTGTGTAATCGCCGTACTCGCCGAGCGTCGGGTAGTTGATCGTCGGCGCCGCACCGAACACAGGCGTGTATATCGACGGCGCGACACCGAATGTCGGTGGCGGCGCTTCCGCCGGGCGATCAGGCGCTGGACCAGGGTTACCGAGGGCACCTGGCAGCGTTATGTTCGGCGCGTTGGGGGCGTTCGGAATCGGCTGATTCGATTCGTCAAGATCGGGGATGTAGCTCGTCGGATCGGAGATCGGAAAACCGTAAAACGAGATCGACTGCAGCGGCACAGATCCACTCGGCACGTTGTAGTGCGTGAGCTGTTCGCCGATCTGAATCGCTTTGTCGAACGCGATTTCAGTGTACTCGCGCAAGCGCGTCATCTGATCGCCGACTTCTTCCGCCGAGCGGTTGGGGTTTACCCAGCAGTTGAAGAAGCCGTCTGACATGTCACTTTCTCCGGTTCAGCACCATGCGCCACATGCGCACTTCGTCGAGTTCGAACTGCCCGCCTTCTTCGCTGAGCAGCTCGAACTGCCAGTATACCGAGTGCAGCTTCTTCGAAGGCGAGAACCGGCCGTCAGTGGTCGCGGCTTTCGCGATAGGCTGTAGCGAGTAGATGTTCGCCCGCTTCTCGCCGCTAGGGCCGTCTGTCGTGATGACTTTCAACCCGAGCTTGTTGGTCGAGGTGTACCCGACGTAGACCGCGGGGACCGCTTTCTTGAGCGCGGTGCCGAGGTTGTTGAGACCTCCGCGCACACGCCCGACGATCGGCTCGCCGTTGTCGGTTGGGCCGTCCAGTGAGTAGATGCCGTCGTCGCCCATACCGAAGACAACGCCGCTGGCTTCGTGCACAGCGAACGACCCGAAGTTGTAGTTCTCGTACTCGCTAACCGCCTGGTTGTCGAGGGACACCGAGTAGGCGGTGTAATCGACGCCGAGCAGTCGGATGATCCCTGAGAACGTGATCGTATCGAATGCTTCGAGCGCCCCCGACAGCAGCCCCGACGTCGCGTCTTCGAGCGTGAGTGTGTCGGTCGCGGAGCCGAATGCGTAGAGGTTCCCCGCCGACTCGTCAGCCAGCGTCAGCGTGTCAAGTGCGGCGACCAGTGTGCGCACGCTGTCGACCGCTTCGTCCGACATCTCGAACGCGTCGATCGCGGCCAGTTCGCCGCGCATGACACCGGCGTCGGCCATGACGAACATAGATGCCGCGACGCCGTAGGACCGCATCGTTGTTTCGATCGAGTCGTCCAGCTGCATCATGGACGCCGCCGCGAGCAGCGCGTACAGCGACGCTTCCGCAGAGTCAGCAAACGTCACCGCGCTCACAGCGGCGAGGTACGTGACGAGCGCCGGCGTATCGCGGAACGCGATCGTCTCGTTGACGCTGTTGGACGCAGCCATATGCGTCGACGCCAGGGCAGACAGCTGAAGCACGTCCTCTGCTGTCCACGTAAGTGCGTCTGTCGCAGCTCCGCTGAACACGATGCCGTCCGCGCCGGCGAACAGACCATATCCGATCGTCGCGTACATGAACCCCGGCGTCAGCAACAGGACCAGCGGATTCTGCTCGTATATTTCGTCGGGGCCTCCGCGCGCGCTCAACGTCAGCTCGCCCCATCCGCCTGCGCCGCTGCCGAAATCGCCGCCAAACGCCGAGTACCCCAGGTCGCCTTCCCCGCCGCCGAAGTTGATATAGAAAGGCGTCGCGGACGCTTCGAAGGCGAGATTGCCAGCGCCGAACGCCGCGTCAGGCAAAAAACCACCGGCCACGCCGTCGCCGCGAAACGCGAGCGACGCCCATCCACCGGCCATCCCGCTGAAGTCGCCGCCGAAGGCTTCGAAGCGCAGCGCCGCCGCCCCGCCTACCGACGTCTCGGCGTCCACTTCGAGCACGAGTTCGACGTACCCACCCGCGAACCCGCCCAGGTCGCCGCCGAACGCAGAAAACTGCAGCCGACAATCCGCTTCGGACTCGAACGTGATTACCGGCGACGCGAGGGGCTCGAACTCAGCCATCAGATAATCAGATCCCCGGAGAGGTAGAGAACGCCGCCGGCACGGATAGAACCCGTAGACGGCGTGGATGAAGTGTAGATCCGAGTGCCGCCGACACGATACTCAACGATGCCTCGCGCGCGCTGGATATACAGCGCCGCGCCGCTACCAAGCGGCACCAGCGAGCCTTTGTATGCGCCGCGTTCCACGACTTGGCAAACGCGCGTTCCGTTCGCTGAAATAATCTGGATCGCATGTGTGAGCTGTGCGTAGTTGTTCGGTGAGCGGTCGACAGGGCCGATACCAGCCACCCCGCCTACGATGTCATCGTTAACCGCCCACGTGAAATAACAGTCGCCGTTCTGCACGTCGATGCTGTTGGCGCCCGCGTTCCAGCCGGCGATGAGCACGGTTTCGATGTAGGCGTCCTGCCCTTCGACGCCGACGACCCCCGGTATGGTATTGCACGGCATCAGCCGCACCCACTTCCGATAGGATTGCCGTTCTGGTCGCGGCAGCATGTGAGGCCGTTGCCTAAATCGGTACACCGGATGCGCGGCTCCCCAGGCGGTGGCGGGTTGTCGACCGACGGAGGGCCAGAACTGCTGCCTCCTAGTCCGCTGCCCCCAGGCCCTGGTACTTCCGGTGGGTCAGGCGTACATACCTCTAGCGGGGGCACTGCGGCGACCGCAGCCACTGCCGGGTGCGATACCAGCTGTACTTGTTTGTGCAGTTCCGTGTCTTCGTACGTGCCGTCGAAGTCCGTCCAGAACACCGGTGGGGGGAACGAGCCATCCAGAAGTACCCTGAACGCCCCGCCAGCAAAAGATCCGGTCGTACCAGCTGATAGGTTGAAATACCTAAACGTACCGTCAGTGAGGCTGTCAAGCGTGCCTGACGCGGGGCTTGTGCTGTATCCGCTGCCGCTTGTGTTCGGTGGGGTCGAAGTAATGGCTGGCCCGAAGCCGTACGGTTCGAGGTCCGGGAACAAGATATTGTCGAACTCTATACGGCCGTCCATCGGCAGTACACCCATCCCAAAGCTGGTGATCTCGATGCCGCACGAGCCCCACTCACTTTGGTTCGGGATTACGAACCACCCGCCGGCGACCGTGATGGGATCGACTGGGGCTGCGACATAGCCAGCGCCCGCCGCATGCTTATACACTATTGTATAAGTGACGCCGGGGAGGCTAAGGATGTTGACGTAGGCCATGAAGGCGCTCCGATCAAGACGGCGACGTATCAGGGATGCGGATATCGAACACGCTGAAGCCCTGCGTGTTGCCCGCCGCGCCGTCGTCGACCATGTCTGGAACGTAGATCTCGTAGATGCCGGTGTTGCCGCACGTCAGCTGGATGCGCAGATCCGTACCGCTGCCGAGCGTGCGCCCGGTGTCGGTCAAGCCGTTACACAGCCGCAGGAACGTCGGTGTGTGTGTAGCAGTAGCGGCGTCCGCGCCATCCGAATCGATCGGACCCGACCACGTACCTGCGCCCTTCGAAATCGCGCCGGCAGTTGCCGACCCGAACGTCAGCTCGTTGCCGCCACTGACGCCGCCGCTTGCCAGCGAGATCACGGCTAGCTGTGTGTGCGTGCCGACCGTATCGAGCACGGCGTCGGCCGTAGCCGGCACGGGGCCTTTGAAAATGTAGATGAAGAAGCCACTGAGAACGGAGTCGAGCGACCCCGTACCGAGAAGCGCAGTCTTGAGTGCAAGCGACAGTTTCATGGTGACCTCACGAGAAAGGCGGAATGCCCAGTAGGAAGAATGTTACCTCGCGCTGCGTGGCAACACCCAGCGTTGCGTCGGTGATGTGCATGCCCGAGCCATCGAGCGGGTTGACTTGAAAATCGATGCGCGCGTCCGTGACCGACAGCGTTTTGGAATCGGCGCCACTGAATACGCGGCCCCATGTGACGGTACCTGCAGCCAGGCCGCTCAACACCCACACATCTGCCGCGGGCTTGCGGATCTCACCGAAGGAGTTCAGTTCGTAGTTCAGAGAGTTTGCAGGCATCCCGTGTGTATATACACCACCGTTGCGCGTAATGCGTCCGATCACCGTGCCGACAGGCGGATCGTTGGGCGAAGCGGGCATGTCGCCGTCAAGCAGCTCGATGCACCCGCTCAAAAACGCCTGCGAGAAGTTGATGCCTCCGTAGAAGGCCCGCTTGAACCCAGTCGACACTCTGATCATACGACCCTCACATACGGTGACCGGGGAGCGCTGATTCCGCAAAGCCTGTAATCGGTCGCGTCGCGGCCTTCACCGCAGGCATTGTAGCACTGGTTATCGCCGCTGCCCCAATACGGGGCAGCGCCGCCGAGCAGGCTTTGGTGCCCGAACAACCGCGCATTGGATTCGATCATCAGAGCACCCGCGCGTAGAGGGATCGGGGATTGGCCCCGGGGATTTGCATGAGGCTGGCCAGTTCCGCCTGACCAGCAAAACTCGCAACCATGGCACCGCCGCGATCAAACGCGAGCGCGGCGTCAATAAGTGCCGCGTTGCTGCCGATCCTGAAGGGGTAGCCACATCCACTGAAACACTTGTTGTCCCACCCGCCGTAGTCCATGCCGAGATAGCACGTTGGAGGCGAGTTGATGTCTCCGCCCGGGTGGAAGGTGTAGCCAAGATCAGCCTGCGGCAGGTACTGCAGCGTAGCGGCCCACGCCCCGCTCGGTTCGACGGCGTACGTCGCATTCAGCGCCGAGTGCACCGTCCACGGCATCCACCGCCAGTTGCACATTGGCAGCAAACGGCGGTCGTGAAGCAGGTATCCGGATGTCGGGTCATTGTTCGATACGAGCCTCGTGGCGATGATTTCGCCTTGGCGGTACATTCGCAGCGTGTACTCCGGCGGTACCTGTTGGCAGGCCAGGCACTCTACCGAGAGGGTAGCGATGCGGTAGATGTCGGCAGCCGTGTGGGCCACGTAGGTGGGATAGTTCGCGTCAGCCGGCGTGCTCCACCCGCTCGGGCCGGCATCGGTTGCCATGCACGGAGATCCGCACACAGCGAACACCTTGTCCCGTACGTTCAGTACCGATGGCAGCGTTGCCATCAGATCCTCACCCGGCAGAGCGACCACGGTCGAGTACCAGGTGGTTTCCGCTACAGCAGTGCCGTAGACAGCATCCCACGCGCCGAAGTGCACGCCGTGGCGTTCGTTGGCAATCACGCCGGTCGTGTGGACGTAGGAGCCCGGAAAACTGACGACCACATTGAACGCGAAAATGGGTTCGCCTGCCGCGTCGTAGTCCGCCGCCAGCGGCCGCAGCCACACGCAGGCCGTATTGCTGTCCGTATTGACCGGTGCGTAGTCCGGCATCACCCGGTGCGCCGGCCCGCCAGCGTTGACAGCGGACACAAACAGGCTGGGCGAATCAATGTCGGAAACGTCCAATTCCAGATACTTGCAGCGGCGCCCGCCCGTGAATGTGCCCAGTTGGCCGCCTGGGAACACGCCGAACGGGGCCGGCATGAACAGGCCGACCCCGGGCGGGGCCGCCGCGCCATTTGCGTATTCGTCCGTGTAGTCCGCCACGTCGCCGAAATCGCGCAGGCAGATAGCTTTTGTGCCGGCCGGGTTGAACCGCCAAAGCGATGTGTACTTGAGCAGCGTGCCGTCACCGCCAACATCCACCAGCGCCCCGCCGCGCCACGAGTACGGGCTGTTGAGTTCCAGCCAGTCCCAGGTCGCGTGGTCTTCTTCGCCGGCCACACCGCGGACCACCACGTGCGGCATCGCAGCCGCGTCGATGTCGTGCGGCATATCCACGTACCAGACACGCAACGCCGAGGTCATGCCGTCCACCAGTGGCGCCTCGCTCTGATCGGCGTGGTGGTGCACCAGCGCGATCAAGCGATAAATCGTCGGGGCGCCCGCGATCTTCTGCACCGCTGCCGACAGTACAAGGCCGCCATGCGGGGCAATGGCGATGTTGCGCCCGCGCGAATAGACGTACGGCGACAGCGCGAGTCGCGTGCGGCGATCCAGCGGCCAGAAACTGGGCGGGGCGTGCTCAGTGTAGACGATCGATGCGATGTGGGCTCCGGACACTTCGACAGTGAACGTACGCCCCGCTATCAACGTGGATGTAAAAGTCTCGGAGTTGAAGGTCATCCGGATCGGCCAGGTCTCCCATGAGAGGTTGGCCGTGTTGTAGCTCCACCAGGATAGCGGGCGCACCTCATCGTGGGCGGACAGCCATTGGCAGTTTCCCGCCACCAGCCATGCCACGTGCCGCTCAAAGTGCTGCACATAGAAACTGTTTTTCGCCCCGACGCGAAGCGCTGTGGCCGACAACCCCCGTTCGTTTCCGAAGTCCCAAAGCACGTTCTCGATGTTGAACCGGTGGCCCGGCGAGTCCAGCCACATATCCATGGCGGTTTGCGGCGGCAAGGGGCCTCGCGGCACCACGCGGGTGATGTTGGCTCCGACCGGGTCAACGCCCAGCACGACGGACAATGACCCGTCGGCATTGACCAGCGCGTTCTCGCCACCGTTCAGTACCTCGTTGCGATCGTCATAAACATCGCCTGGATACAGAAACGTCACTCCCGCATCGCGGTTCAACCGGTCGCCTGGCGTCCGGTACGTCGGCGGGAATCCTGCGTAGAAGTGGCCAAGCACGCGCACAGCCGACATGCACTCTGCTGTAGCCTGCGCGGAATCGTAGGTTCCGCGCACGGGTAGCATCAACGGATCTCGGCTGATTCCAACCCGATGCTCGTTGACCAGCCGGTAAATCTCGCGTTTGAACACGGTGTCGCGCCGGATGTCCCCCACCATCGGCTGCGGCGACTGGACGGAGTAGTCGCAGAACTCGATGCGATACGCCTGCCAGTTCGTCGCAGGATCAGGGGCAACTGCCTGCGTACGCAGACCGTACACCGGGTGTTGTATGCCCGGAGCGGTCAGCTCCAGCGGCTTGTTCCCCGGGTAGCCCGCGCCCGGCACCTGTGTCAACAGCACTTCGCCAAGCTGGCCGCCCGGCGTCCAGCGCGTCGTATCCAATCCGGGCGCCAGGTTCGCCGGCGCAAACAGATCGTCGCCCACGGGTAGCAGGGGCACGCCCCAGCCGCCCTTGCCGGCATCGCTGACCGGATAAAGCGCGAAGCCGCGCGGGTACCAGGTGGCGGCGACCGTGCGCAACACGTCGTCTCCGTCGCCGCTGCCTGAAAAGGGTACGTCGATCGAAATCTGCGCGTCACCAAAGCTGTACCACGCTTTGATCGTCGCAGGCCCTACCCGCCGCGTGATGCTGTGAGTATCGAGGTTGTTGAAGCCCGCGGACTCGATGACCTCACCAAGCAACGCTCGGCCGTACGGAACGAACCGCTCCCCCGCCAGGCGGCTGCCGGTAAAGACTAGCCGCGCTGGCCGGGTAGAGCGGTGCGACATATCACGCGCTCACACCGGTGATCGTGTGCTTCAGACCGTACTCGTCGCCGTCCTGCAGCCCGGTGCGGCCAGAACCGAGCGGGGATACCGCGAGACACGCCCCAGCGCCCGAGCCCTTACCACTGACCGACATGATACCGAAGCCGTAGATGGCCGTCTGAGCGCCGCCAGCGATCGTGATGGTCGCAACGGCCGCCGCGTTCGTGATGACACCCGCCACCGGGTCTGCGTAATCACACAACTGGCGCGTGGCTTCGTCGTAGTTCGTGAACTCGGTCTGCGTCGAGTTGAAGTTCGCCGCCGTGATCGAGCCCACCGGAGTGACGGCAGCGAAATACGGTGCGAAGTACCAGGACGAGCCGGTGATGCCCGAAGCCAGAACCACACCGATGCCCTGCGCAGTCACCACGTTCTGGTGCTCTTCCCACGGCTCGTTGGCGGTGATGTTTCGGATTCCGCCGAAGCCCTTGAACACGATGCCTTGCGCGGCGAGCAGGATGCTGCCGTCAGGACGAGACTCGAAGCGCTTGTTGCGAAGCGCGCGGAGAAACTCTGCAGAGTGCCGGATGATGTCTTTCATATTGCCCTCACCATTTATTGATGGGGCAATGTGCCCCGCGCAAAGCAGTTTTACCACGAATCACACAAAGACACAGCGAGCACAGATCAACCCCGGCTACCGTTGTCTTATTCTCGCACGAACCGCACAGCTCGCGCCTCTTCTCCACTTCGGCGTCATAGGCGGCGGCGTCAGGGGGCGTCACTTTTTTCGTATATGTCAGCATGGGTCAGCTCGGCGGATAAGTGTCATTTCGGCGGCGTCGGTGAAAGCCATCGCACTCTTCGCCGTCGGCCCCGGCATGGTGACCACGTACTGACTTACGCCGCGCAGACTTCGCACGAAAGTCGCTGCCGTTTCGCCGCGCTCCATCACGTACCGATCACTGGTCGGGCGCAGCGTCGTGCCGTCGGCAAGCCCAAGCGTCAGGAAGCCGTCGCGGTCGACCCACAGTGGAAGCTCGTAGCTCGGCAAGCCCTGAATCTTGAACATGTCGCCCGGTACGCGCGCGCACGATCCACGTATCGCGCCGCTCGCAACGTCCACCTGTTTGAAGTCCTTCGGCTTCGCGCCAGGGTGAAACGTCGTCTTGCGCCCAGCCGCCACGAACACACCGCCACCGCCTGCGCGCGGACCTGCAGGCGTGATCATGTCGATGTCCGCGCCGAACTCGATGTAGTTGTCGACCATGTCGCACTGCCCGTACCAGAGCGGCGGCGACCACAAGAGCAGCCGACCGACGCCCACATACAGAACGCCGTTGTACTCGGTCGCGCACTGCCCCGCCGGCATGCTGGTGTAGAACTGCGACTGCAGCACACGCCCACGCGGCCCCGTGCCGACCAGATAGGACGTCGTACCGACAGGCAGTCGAGATACCCACTCGAACTCTGTGCCGTTGGGCGCAGTCGCGTAGACGTTGATGCTCGCCGCGTGCGCTTGCATCGGCTGCGGAATGCTGGACAGCTGCACCCCACCAAACGCTGGAATGAGCGTGCTCACTGCCGGTGAAGCCCCTGACTCTTCGCCGCTGGCCATGCTGTAGGTAATGGCCACCTGCACAGTCCCTGCGAACAAACCCCCGTCGTTCGACGCCGCGCACATCGGCGGGCCTTGCGGTGGCAGCAGCCCCCAAGGACGCACGGTCAGCGCATACGGATCGAGGTGCCACGCATCACGCGAGTCCGAGATGTAGATGCCCTGCGGCGTCTCGCAGTACACCAGATCGCCTCCTGCCGGGAACAAGCCGGAGAACAAGGTCGTCGACGTGTTTGTCTGCGGATCGAACCGGCGCAGCTCGTTGTCAGCGCGGTACACCAGGAGCGAACCGTCTGACCACAACGAGTCGCCGACCACCGCTTGACGAAGCGTAAACCCAGGGCGCTCGCGCGCTTTGCCTGACGGGTAGATGTCCGTATTTTTCGCGAAGCGCAAATGACCGCGCGGAAGCGAATCTTCGCGCGCAAGGTTGTTCGACCCGAAGGGCCACGGGCCGAAGGAGACTGATTCACGATCGTCGAACCGGCTCATCTATCGCTCCGTAAAGGTTGCGCCCGTCGGCCGTGTTACGGTGCTCGCCGCGCCCGAAACGGAAGAACCAGTAGCACTGTGGCCGACAGGCGCATCTTGGTGCACATCAGAGGTCCGGCCGCACTACACCGGGCGTGCGTCTGATATTGCGAATCTCTTGCTCGCGGTCGAGAACGGTCGCATCGTACTCTGCCTTGAACTCGCTCGAACGCTTCAAGTCGTACGTGTCTGCGTCCTGCTTTCGATAAGCGAGGTACTTCATGTAGAGCAGTATCAAGTGCTGGTCCGGGCGCTCGAGGAACGGCAGCATCATGCCCGCACTCAGCGGTACCGCGGGAACCATCGAGCACTGTGCGATGATCGCGTCAGCGCGCTGCGGAATCGGCGCCAGGCGGATGCCTCGCTGATCGTAGTCACGCACGAACACGCGCGGCTCGCCATGCGTGTCGAACAGCTGAGAGAAGCTGCTAGCTCGAATGCCGTAGTCGCTGATCGCCATCGCCGACGTATCGTCGACGTTGTGGGGCTTCAGTTCGCGGTTGTTCGACGACAACCGCGCGCTGTGAACGTGCAGGATGTGCCGCGGCAACGAGATCAGCGATTGCCCAATCTCGAAGGCCAACGTGGCCAACTTGATCAGGCTCTTGGTGTCGCGCGCGAGCCTATCGCACGCGTCCGTCATGTATCGGTAGATAACGGCGTTGCTCCACAGACTGTCACTGTCTGGGTGCGAGGCGTCGATGCCCTCGAGAGGGTCGGCGACGTCCTCGCGGAAATCAGACAGCAGCTCGTCTGTGGTAGTGGCCACGCTCAGCCCTCGCGCAACGTCGCCAGCAGGTACTCATGCAGCTCCGACTTGGTCTTCGACGTCCATTCTTCCTTGGGAAACTCGAACAGCTCAGCCAGCTCCACAAGCTCGGCTTTGGTATTGGCCTGCTGGACCATGAGGATCTTGTCGGCGCTGGGATGCAGCTCGGGCGTCTCGCCCGACTTGTGCGCGGCCATGTACACCTGGAACGCGGCCGTGGCTTCCTTCGCGGTCACGCGGAACCCCGTGATCTCGCCAAGCACCTCGCCCTTCGGCGTGGTCCCAGAGAAGTCAGCCGAGTCGTTCTTTTCGGCGACGGTCTTGCACGCGAGGAACAACAGCGAGTCGCGCAGCGTACCGACAAAGTCAACGGCCTTGCGACCCAGCTCGCTATCGGAAGGCAGGTTGACGCTGTCCGTTGGCGCGCAGCCCAGCTTCATGGCTTCGTCGACCATGTGCACCGGCACGTCACGAGCGACGCCGGCTTCAAACCGAACGATATGGCCTGTGAGAGACGGTACTGAGACATCGCGGAGCGAGATCATGCTGACGGTCTTCGCCTGTTTTGCAGCTTTCACGTTGGGCATATATCACCTATCGGGGTTGGTGTTAGAAAAAAGGCGGCAGGTTTCCCCGCCGCCTTGAGTTACAGGCTACCCACCTGTGGTCAGAACTGGTTTTCAGCCTGGCTACCGAGGCGAACGTATTCGATGAAGAACACGCACTCGCCAGCCGTGGCCGTGGTACCGGTTTCCGCGATGTTGCACGAGATCGTGCCGCCCGTCGGGTAGTACTTGCCGACGACTGCAGCTGTCTCGAAACCCGCCGCTGTCTTGATGTCCTGTGCGTTGACGAACACGGTCGTCCCGTCGGTCACCGTGGCCGTGGCTGTCGTGCCGGAATCGAACGCGACGGACGCGATGACTCCTGCACGCAGAAGCAGCGCCCCCGCTGGGATAACGAAGTCGACACCGTTGCCGGCACCGAGGTTCGCGACCGTGAGCTTTGCGACGCCCGACAGGTTGTACTGACGGGCAATGATCTTTTCGTTGGCCATGTCAGTGCTCCGGTCAGATGGCGGTGTCGACGCAGATGACGCTGAAATCTTCCGTCGTCTGCGTATGGGTGCTGAAATACTGCGGCTTCAGCAGGCCGAACTTCTTGCCGATCGAGATACCGTGCTGGTTCTGGTAGTCGATCTTTTCCTCGCGCCACTGGGCACGCTGGATGTCGGCGAAGCCGAGCGCCTGGGCACCGCAGAGCAGAACACGCTGGCCGTCTACCGCACCGCCGCCCCACTTCGTCGCCGTACCGAGCGTGTTGAACACGTGGCGATACTCGAGGATGTTGAGGCCGTCGATCAGGATGCCCTGCTTGCCGCCGTGACGCGTGCCCTTGAAGAGCGGATTCCCCGCGCCGCGCTTTTCAGCCTCGCGCCACGCAGCGATGAAGTCCGTATCTTTCTTGAGCTTCGCCATGCCGCGCGGACACATGAAGACGTTGAAGATCTGCACACCGTCTTCGGTGCGGATCGGCGGAATGAACGACTCGACAGCGCGGGCCTTCAGGTCGACCAGCATTTCCCAACTCGGCGTATCTGCGATGGCGACCTGGGACGTGTCCGCAGCAGTCAGACCGGTGGCGACGTCCCATCGGTAGTGACGGTTGGCGGTCGGAACCTTGACGTCGTCCGCGAACTCGAGCAGAGGGAGCTGCGAGCCGACGCGGGTGGAACCGTCCGGCTTGAAGGTGTACGCGACGCCCGACAGGGTCAGCGAAATCAGCTCGTCGAGCACGCGAGCAGCGATGTTGCTGAGCGAGAATCGGGCGGCCGTGCGGAAGTTGATCAGCGACCGCATGTCGTTCATTTCACCGGTGGTACGGTGAGCGTCACGCCACTGGTCGATGTTGATGACTTCCTCGTCCGAAGACATCGCCGACTCGTTGTTGAGCAGCGGGTTGTCACCGACGACACCGTCGCTCAGCGTCTCGTTGATCAGGGTAATGACCGCGCGAGCGCCGTTGTTGCCCTGCTTGAGCGTCGTGATCTTCTGGATCATCGAGCCCGGACCGGTGCCCATGAACATGGCGAACTCGGTCTTGTTGATGGTCTCGTGCCAGAACTGGCGCTCCCAGACGGTCAGTTGCTCTTCGGTCTGGGCGGCGAAATTGGTTGAAGCCATGACGAAATACTCCGCTGTGGAAAATAAGGAATGCCCAGGAAGGGCTCATCTTTTTTTCGCTCAAGTAACGCTTGAGCCAGCGAAGAACGGATGCGTTCCGTTGGACGTTCCGATTGACGCTCGGAGCACGGTGCACGAACAGTAAACCAAAGGGCGAGCTAAATGCAAGCCCCTTGGTTGAAAACCGTCAGAAAAGTCCGCCGTCGCGCAGCTCCAGGAGTTTCTTCTCAGGCAACGCGAACAGCTCTTCATCCGTCAGCTTGCGCGGATCGATCGCGGGCGCATCCTTGCTTGCGCCGCGATCACTTACGTCGGGGGGCTGGCGCTTGTTGAGGTCGACCACCTTGCCGATATCCTGTTTGCGCGGTTTCTTTTCCGTCGAGGCAAGTTTGTCGGTTTCGACTTTGCCAGGCTTAGCCGCCGCCGCTGGGTCGTACTTGAGCAGCAGGATCGACGCCTTGCGCAGCGCCTGCGAGCCCGACAAGCCACCGCCTTTTTCGTAGCTGTGCAGTAGCAGCGCAAATTCCTTGGCGACTTCGGGATCGTAGTCATCACTGTCTTTCACAAGCTCCGGCGCGTGCGCTTCGACCATATCGAGATACGCGTTGAACCGCATATCGTCAGCCGCGACGAGCTGCTGCTGGTGAGATGCGGCGGTGACCTTGGTGGCCGTTCGCACCGAGATCTCTTCCGCGTCGAGCACGTTGAGCTGTCGATTCAGCGTATCGATTTCGCGCTGCACCTTGGCGGCGTCGGCCGTTTTCGCATCGGCGCGAAGTTCTTCGACTTGCGCGTACAGCGTGTCGAGTTTGGCGTCGATCGCAACACGACGAGGATCAGGCGCGGGCTCGTCTTTCGCCTTGGCGTCCGCGGTCGCATCCGAAGTTTTAGCTGCGGCGGCCAACTGTTCACGGAGCGCAGCAGCCTCGGCACGAGCCTCATCGCGTTGCTTGATGGCTTTGGCGCGAGCTACGCTGTTCGACTTGTCGCCCTTGAACGTGCCGTCGGCGTTGCGCGGCTTGTCGTCCTCGTCGTCCTTGTCGTCCTCGTCGTCCTTGTCGTCCTTGTCGTCCTTGTCGTCCTTGTCGTCCTTGTCGTCCTTGTCGTCCTTGTCGTCGGCATCGTCCTTGTCGTCCTTGTCGTCCTTGTCGTCCTTGTCGTCCTTGTCGGCGGCATCTGCCGCAATCGCGTCGCGCAAAGCAAGCGCTTCCGGTGAAAACAGCTCAGCATCGGGGTCGACGACAACGTCGTCAGCATCATCAGCGGTGTTCATGGTGCTACCTCTTTCGGGCGGGGGTTTTTGCTTTGCCGCCCGATTTCGTGGGCGGCTTCGGCTTGGGTTTCATGGCCGCGGTTTTCACCTTGGCCTCGTTGTTCTTCGCGGCGATCGTTTCCTGACTGTGGATCTTCGTCAGCTCGAGCGCAGTCTGCCGGCGGCTGTTACGCTCTTCCATAGCGATGCGCTCGCGGTCAATCGCCAAGCGTTCCTGCGACTCGTCGCGGTCTGCCTGGATACGCTCTTGTTCGACGCGCTCGTACGCCGCATCCGGGTCGCTCTCGGTCTCGACGGCGAACTTCGCGGCGCGAGCGGAGTTGAGGCTGGACGCTGACTTCTCTTTCTCGATCTTGGCGCGTCCGAGCCCCAGCTCGACTTCGGCTTGTGCCGCTGCCGCTTCCTGTGCTGCCTTGGCGCGGTCGCCCGATTGACCATCCAGCGCCTGGATGAGCGCAGCCTTGTTCGACGCCGGCGACAGCTCGATGAGCAGTTCGTCGGGAAACTGGATGCCGGCTTCGGTGCGCAGCTTCATCACCAGCTCGAAGTCTTCGATCGACAGGGACGTGCGCGACGGCGACGGTACGAGCACCGTTGTGTATTCGCCGCTGGTCACGTCGTTGACGAACGAGCCGTCGTTGATCTCGACCTTCTTCGCTTTCGGCGCGAATATAGAGCCCGACGTAATCATGAACTCGCGATGCCCGTCGTAGTGAGACTGCACGCAGTCGAGCACGCGGCGCGCAAGCATATGCTTGGACCGATGCAGATTTGACAACCACGACGCCGAATTGATGTCCTGCGCAGCTTGGTCTTGCGTGACCTTGTCGCCCGACGCGTCGTCCCGTGAAAAACCGCGGCCGCTGTTCGACACGCCGGCTATGTTGCGCATCAGCTGTTCGGATTTCGAACTCAGCCGGTCGTGGCCAGCAGGGAGCTGGTTTGGCTGGAACTTTTCGAGCTGGGCCACATCGTCCACTTCGATGACCAACCCCGTTCGCGCGCCGTTGCGCTCCAGCTCCTGCGGCGTCATGTTTTTCAGGTTGCCCTTCCTGACCTTGTACCCGCCGTTCGCTGTTGACGCCACGATGTGGATCTCGCTGTTCGTCATCAGGTTGTAGAGCTGCTGCGGATCGACCAGCGTTTCGACGGCGCCCATCGTCTCGCCCTCAACAAACGTCGGGAAATACGGAACGATGGTGAAGTGCGAATAGGGGCTGTCAGAGTCGTGCATGACCTCGTCGTTGCACGTTACACACCACCGAATCGTCTTCACTTTCCGGTTGATCGTCCCGACGCTGTTCGGGATCATCTGGTTTGCGCGTTCGAGCACGAAGGACACGCGGTTGCGGTCCCATGTCTCGGGGATCTCTTTGGTCTCGCCCGTCTGCAGATTGATGAAGACGTCCTTGTTCTTGTACACGTTGTACTGTCGACTGAGCAGCAACATCGCGCGCGCGTACTGACTCTCTTCCATTTGCCCGTGTGCGAAGTACGGTTGCCGCATGAGGTCTTCGGCAAACAGCGCGTCTTCGTACTGGAAATAATTCGGCGACCCCATAGCCCGCGCGGCGTTCGCTTTCTCTCTTCCGTGCATCTGCACCATATCGGCGTAGCTCACCCAGCGACGGTCGATAACCTGGGGCCAGTCGTCAGGGTCGTATTCGTCAACGGTCGGATCGAGGATGATGTCGCGGCTGCGCCGCGGCTTGATAACTACGTCACCTTGCGTCGACTTGTCAGTCGACACGCGCACTTCGTAGTACGCCCGGCTCATGATGAGTCCGCGCTCGTAGATGTCCGCTTCGAGAAAGTCGAGGTTGTTCTGGTTCTGAATGTGCATCCACAACGCGTCTTGCGTGAGCGCTGACTCGTTGGACGCATTCGACACTGGCGCGAAGCGCACGTCGTTGCGCAACGCGCGCTGGATGCCCTTCATGGCGCGAATCAACGATTCGATGATGTTGAACGTGAAAGCTGGACGCCCTTCACGGATGCGTTGGGCCTTGATCGCCTCATCCCACTGCCGGCTGCGCCAGAAATTGAAGCACGTCTCGGCTTTAAGCAGCCAATCAAGATGTCCGTTGTCGATGCAGTAACGGTAGTTTTCGTACTGGTATTTCGCTGTCTGGCTCATCGATCAAGCGCCCATGAAAGAGGTAGGCTGTTCGGAAGTACTAAGGTCATCTTTCCAGCTCTTCGTCGGACGATTGTGGAACACGGGCGGGCTCGGCAAGGACAGATTCTGCGCTAGACGCGCGCCCCACGCCAGCATATCCACGCAGTCGTCGTTCAACCCGTTCGGAAACTGGAGCATTTCGCGAACCGCGACATTGTAGTCGTCCGGCGGTGCAGGCGTGTCGAAAGACAGAAAAAACTTGCCGCGCTGCGTGCGCGCTTGCAGCGGCCGAGCGCGGACCTCCTTGTCCTGGATCGGCACCAGCGTCTCGTCGACCGAGATATAAATGGGCTTCGGCTTGTGCGCCTCCATCGCCTGCAGTATCACAGGCCACACCGCGTGGTGTATCTGTCCTTGTTCGCCGGCGTACGTTGTCGGGTTGTACTCCTCGATAAGCGCCATGAGGTTTTCAACGATCTGAAATGTCTTCCAGCGCCCACGTCGCATAGCGAGCAAGTACATATCGTCGTTGCTGTCCTGTGCAACGATACCGGCCACGGTGAAGTCGCTACGCTGTTTCTTCGTGATCGCGTAGTCGACCACGAGGAATAGGTTGCACATCGGTCGATACGCCGGATCGAGCCAGCGGTATTTGATGTCGTCTTTCTTGAAAAAGTCACCATCGTCGGGCGTGGGGCTCTGCTGGAACAGCGCGCTCCACTTGAGCGGCGGCATACCGTGCTTGAGTTTGAGCAAGTCGTTGAGCGTGTAGCGCTCGGGGTGCAGCGCCTCGCCTTTGCGCCGCAGCAGGCGCGCTTTTTCTTCCCCTTCAACGTCGAGCTGCCCTTGTCGAATCGTCCCGTCAGCGAGCAAAAACTCGTCCTGCTCGGCGATCGCCGGGTAGGAGATCATGTCCCAGTTCTCGCGCTCTTCGACAGGCACGCCGTTTTTGATCAACTCGGCCTCGATATCGAGCACCTTGCCGGTCGGGTCCGCGTAATGCCACCGCGTCGCGATGATCAGGACGCCGCCGCCCGGCGCCAGGCGCAAACGGAACACCTGGTTGTACCATGCGAACGTGCTGTTGCGGATTGTCTCGGAGTCGGCCGCCTCGGAGTCCTTCAACGCGTCGTCGAGGATGCCGATGTGCATACCCTTGCCGTTGATGCCGGTGCCGACGCCGGCGGCGATGTAGCCGCCATTTTTCGACGTCTTCCACGACTCGACACCTTGCACGCCGGCGCGCAGATGCGCGTCAGGGAAAATCGATTTGTAGTCCGCGTCGCCCATGCGGTCACGGATCGCGCGACTGAAGTCGAGCGGCAGGGACTGCGCGTAACTCGACCCGATGATGCCCCACTCCGGGTGATGCCCCAACACCCACGACGGAAAGATGTCAGACGCGAGCTGGCTCTTGCCGTGCCGCGGCGGCATCGCGATGATCAGGCGCGGCGATTTTCCCGCCTCGACGTCGCGCATGAACTTCTCGAGACGCCGCGCGATGTCGTGGTGCACCCATCCCGGCTTGTATCCTGGCACGAACATTGTTGTGTAATAGATCAGGTTCCGCCGCGCCAGCTCACGGCGGCGTACCTCAAGCTGGACAATCTCTTCGTTCGTCGCGGGCTTGGTCTTGAACGCTTCGACGAGCAGGCGTACCTGCTCGGTCGAGCGATTCAGCGCCGGCGTGCGGTCGGCCGCGAAGACGGCTTGCGCGATTGCGGCCGTTGCGTATCCGGTATATCGACGATACAAAACGACGGTGCTCTCGCGGCGCTCGCAGAACACGCAGAAGTCCATGTAGCTGGTGGCAGGCTTGACGGTAAACAGCCGGAAATCATCAAGCACGCGAAATTCGCCGCAGGCGCGGCACTTCAGCGGCTTCAGCTCGCTGACGGGTTTATTGATTTTCGCTTTTTTTGGTTTCGTAGAACTCGACATCCAACACTTCCCCTGCGCCGGGTACGCCGACCATCAGCTCTTCGAGCGACATGCCGCGCGCCTGCTGCATCATCACTTCGATCGTCGCTTTGACGTTGACGTCGATCTTCTGCGGCTGGTCGAAACCCATCAGCCGAGCCACTTCTTTCAAACCGATGATTTCCGTAGCAGGCTCGCCGAACAACTTGGCGCGGCCCACGGCGTCCATCATGCCGTGCACGATATCTTCCTTGGTCAACAGAAGGTCGCCGCGGACCTGTTTGCGCAGCTGCGTGCGCGCCTGCTGGATGATCGGTTTGCTGACCAGATTGATCGGCATACCGGCCATCAACGCCGCTTTTTTCACAGGCAGACCGAGCACCTCTACGTTATAGACGTAGCTCGCTTCCTCGTTGGTGAGCCCGACGACGCCTCCTGGCTCTTCGGGCTCACTCAACGTCATTGATTGGCTTTTTTCCATATCTGCAGCTGCTCGAGTTGGCCGTTACACGTTCGCAGTGCGCCCTGCATCGCTGTGCAAAGCCGCAGACCTTCGCTCAAGGTTGGAACACAGGCTCCGGCACCAGCTGTACCAGGTGATCCGGCGGCAGGACACGGATCACGTTCGATTTGGGCTGTGGGTCCGGTTTTTGGCGGTTCGAGCACGCCGACAGGGAAAGGCATAGCAGCGGCAGCAGCAGCAGCAGCGCTACTGAGTTTCCAAGTTTCGATCGCATCGTTCGCATGAGCCAGATTCCTCGCAATGGTTTTGGTTTTCTCCACCGCCGCAGCGGCGAGCTGATTGGCGAGGTCCACTTCGCCCTTGATCTTGTCGATCTGCGCCTTCGCGTCGCGTCGCGCGTCGTCAGCCGCTTTTTCAGCCGCCGCGATGGCGTCGTCCTTCGCCTTGATCGTCTCCTTGAGCTGGTCGTTGGCCGCGGCGAACTGCGCGCGTTCGACGAACGCGTTACGCACCTCAATGCCGGCGTAGGCGAGCCCGCCAACCAGCGCACCGACCATCGCGAGCTTCAACCAGAAGATCACTTGTCACCGCCGAACCGCTTCGGCACGAGGGCGCGGACTCGCGCGTAGTTGTAGAAGACGACTGCGCCGCCAGCGGCGAGACCGATACACAAAAACAGTAAATGACCCACGGCACTCTCCTGTCAGGTTTTTTCGGCGAGCTTCGCCGTTGCCTCGTACCGCTTACGCAGCCCATCGTACACGTTCGTACCGACCCAGAGCCGGGGCATCGAGCGCAACTGCACCGCGATGCACGCCACATCGCCACGGGGAACACAGTCCGTCTGCAGAATTGCCATCTCCAGGCGCCGCGCCCCTTGGGTACTCGCCCCTCGGTTGTACACCGTCGCAACGAGCGCCCCTTGGGCGCGCTCAGGCAACAACTCCCACCCGTTGCGGAACACGCGCTTGGCCAGTTCGCAGTACACCGGCAGCGTCGCGAGCGTGAAAACGTCAGCGGCCATCGGGTACGGCGTGCGCACATCACGTAGCTGCGGGACCAGGTTCTTCGCAGCCAGGCCGATAACACCGGAGGTAATCGCCAGGCGATCAACCTGCGGGTGTTTCTCCCACGCGCGCTCGATGAAAGCCTTGGTCTGGTGCCCGCCGTCGAAGCCGACGCCCCACGTAGCGCCTGAGTGGAGCCCTGCCCATATGACCCCCTGCAGTTTCAGTTCGTAGTACTGGGGGCTCGTGACTTCAAAGCGGACGATGAGGTCGACGGCCTCGGGGTGCACCACGCAGCGTGTCGCGGTCGCCGACTCAATCGGCGCCACACTTTCGACGACTTCGCGAATGGCGATGATCGCCGGCACAGCGGCTTGAGCCGTTTCGGCCTGAGCAACCTCGGTTTCTGCCGCAACCTCAACCAAGGTCTCCGGCGGCTTTGTACACCCAGCTATCGCCAGAAGTACAAGAAGAACAGCACGGCGAGGAATGCGCATAAGTAGAAGCCCGCGTTGATGGCGTAGATGATGAGGGGGCCTCGGTTACCCGCTAACGCCCCCGCCCAGTAGACCTCCAGCTCGGCTTCGCACATCCGGTAACTCCACCGGCGCCATACCTGGTAAGCGACGCCTGACGCGATCAACGCGTAGATCGTCGCGACTGGGATCTGAAGTATCCGACGGATGAGATCGTCGCGGTCAGCGATGCCGCCGAGTGCGACCCACGACCCGATGGCGAGTACAAACGCCATGGGCGCCCATCCGAGAAAATCCTGATGACGCAGCAGCCAGTTTTTCATTTTTCCCTCTCCGGGCAAGGTCTCGATTCAAGTGCCGCCACGCGGGCGCGAAGGTCCAGCATCAACGAGGTCGAGCTGTGCTCGAACGCTGCACTCTCCGACATCCGGTGCGCAGCGTACCCGATAATCCCGGTGAACACGAACACGAACAAGGCGTTCGCCCACTCAGGCATGTGGTTGAGCGCACGGCGGGCAGCCTTAGTGGACTTCATTCGACGCCTCATCACTACCTAGCTGCGCGTGCAGCTGCTCCAGCGCCCACTGATTCAAGTCGTGGTCGATCGGCACAAAACGGTACGGGCTCTTGCGCACCCATGCTTTCGACAGAGCGCCGAGAATCCAGAACACAGGAGAACTGGCTGCGCCTTCCTCCAGCAACGCAATGGCGCGTTCGAGCGCCATGATGGTTTCTTTTCTGGCGATCTCCCCGTGGCCAGCGGCGAAAGCACGTTCTGACTGCAACATGTGCAATACGCCGCGCAAACGCGCAATATCGTCCTTGGTCGCTGGCATCGGTGGCCCTCCAGGAAACAGATCACGCCAGTGCTTAGGCAGCACTCGCGGCTTCCTACGGCGTTCGGTCAATGGGTGAAGGGCAGTGTGCAGCATAACGTACTCCTGCGGCGTGTGGGTTTATCGCTGTGTTGCCGAGCGCGGCGTGGATAGCGCGAGTTGATAGGCGACATAGTCAACATCCCAGTACGCCACCGCGCCAGCAGAACTCGACGTCCGATACATGGTCGCACCCATCCCCACGAGGGTTGGGATGTTCGATGTTACGTTACCAACGTATGCGCCATTCACGTAGAAGTTGGCGTTGCTCGCTGATGTGATCTCGATCCGCAACCTGTACTCTGTCGCAACAGCAACGGTAGCCGCGCTCACTGTGGTCGTTGTGCCAAAAGCTCTCGCAATCAGCCGCCACACATTCCCGCTGGTTGCCCTTTCGTATTGAAAGAACACGCCACGATCAGCGATCTGCTTGTCGCACAAGAAGCCGACATTGATCGTGTAATCGTTGGATGCGGCGCTTATGGTGTTGCATTGAACGCCTGCCTCAAAGATCAGCGGGCCGGCGTTTGTTGGGATTCCGTTCGCGGATGAAATCACATCATTCATGTAGAAGCCGGCCTGGTCGCCGACCGAATAAATGCCGAGCGTGAGGCAGTTTCTTGAATACGTGCCGCCTCGAGCAGCTTGACTGATGAGGCCGGTTCCCACCTTGTGCGACCAAAAGGGCGTGCCGACGATGTTGACCGCATCAGCAAGCGCAGTACCGTCCTTGTGCCCGTTCCCTTGCTCGAACTCCCAGAACCCGCGCATGATGTTTCGGCGCTGCCTGATCCAGTTGTCGAAAATGATCGAGCTGTTCTCGATGAACAGCACGTCGCCGCTGCCAATCGCAGAAATGTCGCTAGGGTCGCCAGGAGAGCTACTACCGTTACCCATAAGCGAGAGCGATGGGCTGTCGCGAAGGATGGCGTTGGTAACGATGTTGTTCGGGAACATGCCAGCCGTAAGTTGGGTACTCTGCACCACGTTAGATACACGGCCAAGCAAACGGTCGTTCGTGCCCATCGGGATATCGGCCACGGCGCCAGATGAGTTCGCGCTTCGACCAATTATTGAGCAAGCCGACCCGTTAACCAGTGCGGCCCGAACTATTGAATCAACTGGGAGTTGAACCGACACGCTGACGTCGAGATTGGTGGCGTAAACCGTGTTACAACCGACATTGCCGGCGGTGCTCAGACCATTGACGTAAAGCGTGTTGTTCAGAGAGTTAGTAAAAACGCCGGCGCCATTCAGGAATCTTGTGTCGTCCAGGGTGCCGGTGACATCGAACGCAGTGACTGGAATCTTGTCGAACACTAACGCATTCGCTTTGCGCATGAACACGGTGTCGTTGGTGCTGGCAGCAATGTCGGCCTCGGCGCCGATGCTGTTCGCAGAGCGGCCAACGATAGAGCACGCGGCCCCATTCACAAGCGAAACGCGTGTAATTTGATTCGCCGGCAAGGACAGCGACGTATTGACCGTGAACGTGTCAACTTCGAGGAAACCTCGAACCTGCACGTCCTGCCCAAAGACTTTGGGACCAGTCATGGTTTAGCTCGGGATAGCGTAGTAGCCGAGAATCCGAGCGGCGCCGACCGTTGCGCCGCCGGCAGAATACGTCGTGATGAGGTTCTCACTGCCTCCCGGTGCGGCGACGCCGGGGCACACCTCGAAGATCGTCCCTGCCGGCGCAGTCAAGTCGACTGATCCCGTGCCGACATACTTACTCGTCATGCCCGTGATGCCAATCGACATCGTTGGCGTGCCGTCGAACGCGGTGTCGATGATGATCTGGAACATCGTATGCACCGCGTTGGCGGGAGCGGTGTACATGGCTAGCGGACTCGACGTGCCGAACGCAAGGCTGGTCGTGTCGACCACCAGTTTATCGGTGCCGGCGGCGAGCGTGGTGTACCCGAGCGTGATCACATCGCCAGCGAAGCTGGCCACAGTCACCGCCTGGCCAACACTGGGGTCGCCAGAAGGCCAGATCACCTGCAAATCGTGGGTCATGCCCGTAGACGGGCGGGTGATCGTGAAGGTCCAGTCCGCGCCTGAGCCTGCGGCCCCGGCGTTGATGATGATGTCATCGCCGTAGATTTCGACCAGAGCTGCGCGGATCGTGGCATACGCGTTGTCGGCTGCGTTGCGTGCTTCGACGGTCCCGCTGTTGCCCTTTACCTGCGGGCCGCCAATCCCAAGCTGGAACTTGGTATACAAAGTGCCAAGAAGGTCTGCAAAACGTCCAGCCATGACAGTATCTCCGGTTAATCAGGTAGGAAATCTAGCAGCAGCACGCCGCTGCCTATGGATGCTCCGATTCCGGGCGAAATCGTCAATGTGATTGTATCACCGGCTGCCATCTGGATGTCCGGCGTGTTCTCGAACTCCTGCACGGTCGTCGGGTCGTTGAAGAACGCCGGCAGCGCAGCGTCCACGTCGGCGTTCACACCCACCTCGATCGTCGGGCCGATACCGTTGAACGCCACGCGGATGATGACGCGAACACCGGTCAAGAGTCCAGCGTCCGTCGCTGTCCAGCGCACGCTCGGCGCGTCGCCGTAGGAGAAATAGATCGGCGGAATCGTCTCGCCAGGCGCACCCTTGTCGCCCTTCGGGCCGGGCGTGTTGACCTCGATGACCGGTGGTGGGCACTCCGGGTGCACTTCGACGGTCGGCGAGGACTGGGCGACTTCTAGCATCTGCGTGATGGGCTGGGGCGTGCAGGCCGTGGTGTTTGAGGCGACCGTGATGACTTGTGCGGTGGGCATCTGCGTGACCGAGTAGGTAGGGGACGCCTGTAGGATAACGCGCGGACCATCGTAGCACTCACAGTCTTCGCTTCCGACAGTGCCTGATGTAAGTGAGGCAGTCTCAGCGAAAAGCCGGCGCGTTGCGCGGAATGACGCCTCGCCGCCCGTCCACGCGAACACCGCCGGATCAGCGACCGCTCGGAAGCCCAGATTCATGCCTACCGCGGCACCAGCCACCGCAACGCTGCCCGCGTCGGCGCGGATCACGCGGTTGAGCCGGAGCGCGACCTCGCTGCCGGCGACAACAAACACAGCGCCGTCTGCGGTGACAGCTGTCGTTCGGCTGAGTCCGACATCAGCGCCGGATACCGTGAGAGCCATACCGTCAGCGGGCATGCTGCGCCCGCGCAAAAGCCCTGCATCTGTCGGCGTCAGCGTGTAGCCGCCCGAGTCCGCGGCCAGCGCCCTTCCGGCGCTCATGGCGACCGCCGCGCCAGCGACCGCGTAACCGCCGGAGCCGGCGGTCAGCACCGCTGCGAGCATAAGTGTCGCAGCAGCGCCGGTGAGGGCAACGGCGCCTGCGTCGGCGGCGAGCGTGTACGCCGCTGTAGGGGCGTCGAAGTATTCCGCCGGTAGCGCCAGCGCGCCCCGCCAGCCGAATCGGGAACCAGGGGCGTTGATGCCGCCCATGATCAGCCGTGCGCCAGCTTGCCGCTGCCGCGCACCGTTCCGGTTGTGGTTGTCCCGGCGATCAACAGCACGAATAGCGCAGAGTCATTCGGGATTTCGCTGAGCGGAAGCGATGCCCAATCGCCGGACCACTTGATGTTCGCCAACGGGCATCCAAGCGACGCGCGCGGGCGTGTTGCTGTGACGCCCAATGCGCCAGCGGTGCCGGTCGTCGCCGTGAAAGTAACCGAGTTCACGCCGCGGATGAACTTGCCTGCTGCGGCTGCTGGTATCAGGCCGTTGAGCGGTTGAAGAAATGACGCGCGGCGTGTTGCGGCAATAGCAAACGCAGTCAGGTTCCCGGTGCTGGCGTCGTTGTATGTCACGTTCACAGTGACGGTCGTGGCCGTCGCCCCGGTGTCGGTGTACCACTCAAGCCACCACTGCACGTCCGAATAATTGCTGTCGCCGATACGCGCGGCGAGATTGTTCGTCGCAAGAAGACTGTCGAGATCGAGCGGCAGGTTCGTCGTCTGTGCCGTCGCGACGTTTCCGACCAGACCGCCGGAATGCGCCAGCCGGTCGTGAACCTCAAGCGTGACGGCGCTGTTGGAGCAGACAGCCTCTAAATAGGAGATGTATGTCGTCGCTGGCCCCGTCTGTTGCGTGAAGTTCATCGCGCCAGTCGTGGCGTAGGTCGGAACGGCCACCGTCGTCGGGATGGCGCCCTGCCCCGGCTGTCCGGTCGCCCGCCACAAGCTGTGGAACTGGCCGACCGCGGCGTTCGATATAGAGGCCTTGTCGATCACGACGCGGCTCGAATTGTTGCCGAGCGCGTTGATGAGTCCGTCGAGCGTTGTGATCGTCATGGTCTTAGGTCAACGTCAGAGTGGTAGTATCAAAGTCGACCGTGAAGGTCTCGCCGATCTGCAACGTGATAGCCGAGCCGTAGTCCCACCACCCGATCAGGTGCTTGACCGTGCTGGTGTCGTCGTAGAGGACGGCGTAGCGGAACGGCCCGATGGTGCCGCCCGAGGCGGTCCACACAATGTCAGTGCAGACCATCTGGCCGGTGCCGGCCGGGCTCTCTGACCAGACGTTCTGCGCATCAGCGCCGCCCGCCGTGTAGCCGTTGCCGGCGGCAATTTCTGCCGGCGTGCCGAACGCAGTGTTGGTGGCAGAAGGCGCGGCGTTCGTCAGGAACACCTTGAGGGTGTCGACGTTGAGGTCGATCTTCTTCAGGCCGATCTGTTCGGCAAAGTCGTTGAACTTGTTGAACGCAGCCATCATGAAGCCCTCTTATACAGTGTGCGGCGAGCGGTGACGCGGATGATGCACTGGAATCGCGCCCAGCGCTATGGATCGAAGCCGTTCTTGAAAATACCGTCGCCCAAGTCCACCGCCTCGACGTGCAGACGTTGGCCAGGCTCGCCGGGAACACTGGCGTAAGAGGTCACGGTCATGCACAGCTCGTCGATCTCGATGGGACCGTCGTAGGTATGGATGGTGACACTGGCGACCACCTTGCACGGTGGCTGCGCGAGGGCGGCCGTCGGCAGGACGATGGCCAGCAGCAAGGCCACGACCTTGACTTCGATGCGCTTGCCGAGGGCTTTGAAACCACGATTGATCGTGTCAAGGTGCACGTTCTCGAACGGGTCGCGCAGCCGCAGAGCCATCGGCTCGGAGCACTCCGTCCGGCGCGCGAACTCCGCGTTCGTCAATCCACTCGCGTTGAATGCCTTGATCAGCTCGGATTTCAGGTGGTTCATGATCGGGGTCGCGTTCATATGATGTCCTCTTCGGTAAGCGGACGGCGAACTTTGGCGACGGCGGCCTGCAGCTGGGCCAATGTAACGACGCCTTTTCTGTTTTCGACCTCTTCGAAGGTCTCGTCGAGGATGAGGATGTCGGGCTCGAACGTGCGGATCGACTCGTTGCGGAACGAGTGCAGCAGGCGGCGACGCGCCGCGGCGTCCGGTGCGCGGCTCAGCCGTTCGAGGCGGTCGCGCGCGGCCCCCGTCAACCGGTAGCCCTTCGGCGTGTTTTGTTCGGCGTGGTCGAGCAACGGGTTGTAGGATGCGCCTTCCGGTGGCGGCAACAGGTACAGCGCGTTGGCGATCTGCGCGCGGTCAATCACATTCCCGCTGATGTGCGGGCGAAGGGCGAACTGGATGGCGCGAGCAAGAACAGCGGACATATCAGGCTTCTCCGGGCGGGAAAGGTTAGCGCGTCAGCTCTTCATGTTGCGCCATCGCAAGGATACCGATCAGCTGCGCTTTCGCGCAACGCGCGCCGAGGACAGACCGCACCATCGGCTCGCGGTACGGGACAATGATGCTGACGACGTGTTCGACCGCGTCTCCGTACTCGCCTTTTTCAATCTCGTCGGCCAGCTCCCGCATTTTCTGCGCGATGACGGCGTTCGTCAGCGCCAGGTTCGGATTCGCGACGATTTCGCGCACGACGGATGACGGAAAAGAAGGAGAGGGGCTCACGGCGCGGGCCTCGTGATACCGGGCATGACGAAAATGGCGCCCTGGTAGGTGCGTTCGGCGAAGCCGCTCGCGGTCGTCGTCAGGATGAGGTCGTGGACCCAGCTCTCGCCCTCCCACTCTACGGTCGGCGCGCTGGTCTGCAGCGGGCTCAACGCCAGGACGATCGTGCCGGCCGCGCCGCCGAGAATGATCGTACTGTCCGCCGTGCTCAGCGTGAGCACCGGCGTGACATCGTCGATGTTCCGACGAATGTGCATCAGCGCTGTGCGGCCGGTGAGATCGATGGCCACACCGGCGGAGTCCTTCAGCGTCGTCGTTTCGGAAAACGAGGCGTAGGGGTACATGTAGAAGTTGATGGTAGCCGGCCGCGTGGTCATTTTATGCAAGCTCCCAATCGTCAGTGAGCAAGTCCGTCTGGCTGGCCAGCCACGGACACCGGGCTCCCGGTGTATTCGGGGAATCGGCCGGGTATGTAATAAAAATGTAGGGCAAGGTCATCTTGCTGTGCGCGTCGGGGCGCTGCAGCTCGAGGGTGAGTCCCTTGCCGTTCCAGCCGGTACGGCGGACTTTTCGGCCTTGCTTCAAATTTTCGAGGGCTACTGAGAATGAAGACATCTTCGCGGGCTCCGATAGGGTGCGTCGGCGCACCCTACTCCAAACGCGCGCGGCGCGCAAGCAGAATGTGAGTGTAAAAATGGAAATACAATAGGTGTGAGTACAAAATTATAAAGACACTGCTAGCAACGAAATTTTATAGAATGTGCGGCGAAACGAGGCGGGAAAATGATTTTGAGTTTCGAAAAAAGTGATAGACACAATGTTTTTTGAAAAAATGATTAGACCTCTTGGATATCAGATTCTCTACCCCCGTACTGCTAGAAGCCGGCCCTTGGTTCGGTTCACGCACCCCCACAGAAAACCTTCGGAGTCCCATACCCCGGTACCAGCCCAGGCGGGGGTAGGGCCAAAGAATGGTGCAACACAACCCCCAACTGGAGAATCCCATGACCTTCGCATCCCTCAAGACCTCGGCTACCAACCTCAAGAACAAGGCTGTCCAGGCTTGCGTCGCACCACAGAACGGCAAGGACGTAGCCATCGCTCTCGCCATCGGCTGCTCGGCAGGCATCATCGCTGGCGCATTGGCCAAGGTTGCACTCAACAAGGTATTCGGCATCTGATCATCTAGCCCCTACCCTCACGGGTAGGGGCTATTTGCTTTTGAGTATCCCAACCAAAGGAGTGCGTGATGGACTGCGAGAAAGTAGGCGACATGTACGTGTGGTGTGAGGCCGATGGCTGGTACGTAGGGCACGAGGCAACCGGCAACTATGGCCCCTACCCCACCCGTATCGAAGCAATTAATCTGATCCCCTCCATCCTGGCCGAGTACGCATAGCCGCAAGCCCCTGCCCTCGTGGGTAGGGGCTACGTCTCTTGAGCATTCCGCTCATAGGAGAAGATCATGGCCCGTGTAACCCTTACCGCTCAGCTCGCTGCCTCCCGTGCCGAAGCTGCCCAGCTGCGCGCCCTCGCCGCCAACTACGCGCACTCCCTGACGTGCGCCCAGCGTGAGATCAAGCGTCTCAAGAGTCTGGTGCCTGCCCAGGTGCCGAACACGCGCCCCACGGTGAGTGCGCGCAACGACGCCATCCGTCGCTACTTCGCTGCGCACCCCGACAAACGCAGCGTCTCGTCTGCCGAACTGCAAGCGTTCGCGCAAGCGTGACCCTCATCGCCTCTGCCCACATGGGTAGGGGCGATGGTTCATTGAGCAATCTCGCTCATCAACTTGAGGAGTACACCATGTCCGCACCCAAGCTCAGCGCCAAGATTTCCGACATCAAGCCGGCCAAGCCCTCGTTCAAGGCTCGCCTGATCAAGGCGGCTACGTCGGACAACGCGAAGGTCGGCTATGTCGCCACCGGGTTCGTCGCGGTATGCCTCGGCATCCACGCCGCCCAGGTGTACATCACGAAGCGCATCATCCTCGGATGATGGACGAGCAGTTCTGGATTGACATGGCGCCGGTGATAATCGGCGTCATCTTTCTTCTCATCTCCAAGAGGATCAGACCATGATCGCTTCGGCTGTCGTCAGCTTCTTCAGCGTCTGGCTGCTTAGCCATTATCTGTCAGCCCAAACCAAACGCCGCATGGTCGGGTATATGGGCTTTTACGATCTCGCGCTGCACGGCTTCATCATGTACGCGTTCTGGGGAACCGAGAACATGATCCAGGCCGAGGCCGCGGCCTGCATGTTCTCGATCAGCTTTCGCATGGCCAAGTATCTGTACGGGTACGAGCGCAAAATCATTCCAGGCGAAGACCCGGAGAAGCCGTACACCGGCGTCGTCCGGTACTGGAAACTACTGACCGAAGGCCAATGGCAACGCTTTGCCGGGAGACTCACATGAGCACTGAAACCTTGTTCGTTTTGAAAATCGTCGGCGGCGTCCTGCTCGCCGGCCTCGTGGTTCGCGTCGTCACCAACGTCGCATGCATGATCAACGAACGCTGATTTGCAAAACGCCTCGCCCTCCGGGCGAGGCGTTTGTTTTTTGAAAACACCGTCAGTACGTACAGATGTACGTGTACGTACAAGCGTCCGTGTTTTCGTTCAGGTTTCGTCACAGCTCCAAAACTGAGTCGGCTGGCGAGCGTCAGAGGTACCGGTTTCCGCATTCAGTTTCCAACCTGTGACGTTTGTGACGTTACATCCTGAACAGCTATCAGCTACCTACTTGACTTTCATAAAACACCTATTTTTTAGGTACTTAGAGAGTCTATGCTGTATACATTGCTTCTAAAAAGCACGTCACAAACCACGTCACATTACGTCACATATTCAGCTTCGCCGTGTGACGTTGTAAAATCAACGACTTACAGCCGAAAAAGTCGTATAGACGTCTAAACACTGGTCAATCTTTGACCACCGACGCTTTTTCAAAACGCACCGACGAGCTTTTCAAAGCACCGCGACACCCAAATCCGTGTGACGTTGTGACGTAACCCGATACGTACAAGGAGACTCTATCGTGAGCAGCTTCAACCCGATTTTGCGCGCCTGCCTCACCTCAATCGCCACGGTCTACCTGGCCGTAGGCACTCTGCTCCTCGATCCAATCATCATCGGCTGCGCGCTCGCCATCCTGCTCATCCTGCGACGCTGCAAATAAGGACTACCCGCTGAAAAGCGGGTAGGAGCAACGCTTTGTGATTCATTCACTGGGGTATTTCAATGATCATTTCGTTTCAAGGTGAGTACCGCTGGCTTAGCAACTTCAGCCCATGCCTCGTCGTACTGGATGGTGAAACATACGCAAGCACGGAGCATGCATATCAAGCTGCAAAAACATTGAACCTCGATCAGCGCAAACAAATCATGCGCATGGCTCACGCAAGCGCAGCAAAACGCGCTGGTCGCTACGTCGCTATGCGGCTTGATTGGGACACCGTAAAAATCAGCGTAATGCGCAATCTGCTACAGCAGAAATTCGCGCAGACCCCTTACCGCGAACTACTGCTTGCTACAGGCAATCATCTCATCATTGAGGGCAACACCTGGGGCGACGTCTTCTGGGGCGTATGCCTCGGCGTCGGCGAGAACAACCTCGGCAAGCTGATCATGGAAATCCGCGCATCTCTCTGACCCTTCAGCCACTACCCAAAACGGGTAGGGGCACTTCCCTGTTGAGCATCCTGCTCCAAGGAGATCACACCATGAACACCCGCCGCATACTCAAGCACGTCATTAGCCGCGCCCGGATGTACCGCGACATGCTGGCGTTGGAGAACGAAGCCAACATCAGCCTCAACGAGGACTACGACGATTGCGACAGCGAGCGCAAGTCGTTCTACGCCCGAATCGAACGCCTGGAGCAGCAACTGCTAGCTCTTGGCATCACCCCACAGGAGTAAGCCCCATGCGTTCGTATATCGCTGCATCATTCGATCCACCCAACGAGCACCTCTACACGGACCTCATGGTCCTACGCTCTGCTGCCGGTTTCTACATCGGCACCGCATACAACAACCCCGACGGCTATCAAGAGCCCGGCACCCGTGACTCGGGCTACTACGCCACCGAAGAGCAGGCGCTGGCCGATCTCAACAGCGAGAGCTGGCTGCAGAGGATGCACCCATGACTGTCAACGAACTCATCGATGCCCTACAAAGAACCTCGCGCAAAGGCGACGAGGTATGGATCACAGACACACACGGCAACACGCTACTCATCACCGGCGTAACCCCAATGATGCCTGGCGCTGTACTGTTGGAGAGCGCGCCATGATCGACAAATCATACGTTTCAATCGAACAAGCCGTATGCCCCGTGTGCGGGATCACACACGACACGGGCGACATCCTGTTGCACACACGCTTGCGCCCTGTACTCGAATCCAAGACCGTCACCGGCTGGAAGTTGTGTCCCGAGCACGAAAAACTTCACACCGACGGCTACGTCGCGCTCGTCGAATGCGATACCTCCAAAGGCGGCAAGACACTCAATACTGTCTGGCGCACAGGCCAGATAGCACACGTACGTCGCACCGTATTTTCACAGATCTTCAGCGACACGACTCTTGACCCAACACTTCCATTGGTGTTTGTGGAAATCGGTGTGATCGCAAGGCTTCAGACCATACCTGTCGCTGAAGATGAGCCGTCATGAAACCAGAACGTCGTCGTACAAGCGCACCGCGCGAACGCCAGCTGCTACACGATCCAACCTTCGACGATTTCGCTGAAGGTTGGATCAGCTACGGCATGTCAATGCGCGAACCACCCAACGCATCACCCGAATACCTGCGCGGCCGTGAAGCACGCCGCCAGGAAGCTCTCGCCGCAACTATCGCTCTACAACCACAACTCAAGGAGTAACCCCATCATGGGTACGCGTCATCTCATCATGGCTGTCATCGACGGCCAAACCAAGCTCGCACAATACGGCCAGTGGGACGGCTACCCAACTGGCCAAGGCAAAGCAATCCTCGAATTTCTCAACCGTCTTTTCGAAGAACGCATGGACATTCTGATCAACAATTTCTATCCCAATCTGCGCAGCACACGCTTCGCAACCGACGACGAGATCGAGCAGGGCTACATCGCAGCAGGCGCGAAGCCCGACGATTCATTCATCTCTTCGGAAATTGTTGAACGCTTTCAACAGAGCTTCCCCGCGATGAACCGTGATCTCGGCGCGAGGGTGCTCAATATGATCCTCGACACACCGAACTTGGTGCTGAAAGACAGCACCAAGTTCGCTAAGGACGGTCTGTTCTGCGAATGGGCCTACGTGCTTGACTTCGACGAAGGCCATCTCGAAGTCTACCGCGGTTTCCATAAGGAACCTGCGCCTGAAGGCCATAACATCAGCCGTTTCGGCGATGAACCTGACCCTCACAATGACCCTCACAATGGCCAGTTCACGTACTACCCAGTACGTCTGATCAAGACCTACACCTTCGACAACTTGCCCGACGCCGAGACCCTCGACGCTGAGTGTGACCCGCCCGAACCCGAAGCCAGCGAGTAGTCGCTACGCTCCTACCCGCTGAAAAGCGGGTAGGGGCAAAGTCAACTGCGCATCCCGCGCACATCAACCAAGCAAGGAATGAACATGACAAAGCCCACACTCACTCTCAACAACCTGAAGGACATCCCGTCATCCATCGCCAAGCGCAAGCTCGCCGACTACGTCGAGGTCATGCCGAAGGCCCCCACTGACAAGGCCATTGCGCTCCAGATCGTCAACGCCGTCCACGACAAGGACATCAAGGCGTACGCTGAACTCGTCGGCACGATCGAAGGCCGCGCCGCGATGAAGTTCCTCAACGTTCAAACGCTTGAACTGGCAGCCGAGCTGGGCAACTCCCGCCGCATGTTCAACCCCGCCACCCTGCCGAAAGGACCGAACACCATGTTGACCCCAACCGCACTCAAGTACCTCACCCATGCGCTCAACAAGAACGCTGAACCGCTGCATCCGAATTTCCGCCGCAGCATCCGTACCGAAGAACAGCTCCAGTTCCAGTTGCACCTGCGCGCCACGTGTGGCCGTATCATCGACACCGTCGGCCTGGGCAATCCGCGGCTGACCGCCGTAGAAATCGGCAAGGCGCTCAAGACCGACGCCCGCGCCTACGTGCAGTTTTTCAAGAACCTGGCTACCGACGCGGCCTTCGCCGCGCACATGGACTGCCTGGCCTTCACACGGTCAATCGATGCAGATGCTATCGACCATACGCTCGACTCGATGATCGAGGACGACGAAGCTCCGAAGCATCCGATCACCAGTGAACTGCCGGTTCACGATCGGGCCGCCATCGAACGTGACGCTCCGCGGGAAGCCTACGCCGGCGGCGACGATTCGATGCGGCCCGAGCCCATCGCTGACGATGAGCTCGACGCCGTCGACGCCATCGAACGGCTCCAAGCGTGGCTCGGCCTGTCGGTCACGAGCATGAAGCCCGAACAGCGCGAGTACTGGGGCGTCGACGGACTGTTCCCACTCGGCCAACGCCGCGAAGAAACGGAGCTCGGCATGGTGTACACGTCGATCCACGATTTCGACGAGTACTGCACCTGGGCAACCGAGCAGTACAAGCAGAAGCGCCGTCGCGTTCCGCTCGACGACGTTGCTGAGCAGCAGATGCTGGCAGCGTAATAATCGCGCCCCTACCCTCACGGGTAGGGGCGCTTTTTCTTTTTCACACAAAAATCAGAAACCAGGAGCAATCATGACCAACAACAAGCTGGCGGATGCGCTGCGCGACATGCTCTCTGGATGGACGTATATCCGGCAAAGATACGGAGATTTGGACGGCGTAGGCTGGGACCGGGCAGAAGACGCCGCGACAGCAGCCCTCGCCGAACATGACACACCGGATGCGCTGCACTCGCTGATCGAGCATTGCGTCGTCAGCGACGATTCGTGCTACGGCACGCGGCGCGTGGCATTGTCCACTTTGCCGAGATCGAACACCGACTCGCAGCCCGCACCGGATAAGTGTTTCTGTGATCGCATGTACCCGGATTCAAACCCGAACACATCCTGTGGAGATTGCCCGACACAAGACTATGCCCAGAAGCCCACCCCTGCCTCTGCGCAGGCGGACAAGCAGGAGAGCG